CCTCGAATATGTCCTTGAGTGGAGATAATGATCTTCCGGCAGTGTTTAACTTTACCGAACCCCGATTCAAACACGGATATTTGACTGTGATCCTGGTATCCGTGATATTCGTTGTATAAAATTAAGCCGGTTTGCTTCCCATCCTTCGTACCGGCATTGGATGTGTTGAACCGCAATCGGGACATCGTCGAGAGATTGACGATTTTCTCCTGAGTGATATAGAAGTATTTCTTGAAACGTTCTTTATGTTGAGCGGATGTCATCATGTCGTAAACGACATCAAAGGTATCTTTGGCCTGTTGCTCGGCATTAGCCACGATATCGATATGATATTTCTTTACCCCATACCGCTGCGTTTGAAGAAAGTTGGTCAACGGCGCAATGAAACCATCTTTACCATTACCACGTCCCATTAACATAATGAACACACTGAAGACGACATTATCCTCCTGATCATACATGAAAACAAAAGCATACATGAACTTTTGGTATGGAAATAAGGGATAAAAATACTTCTCGACATAGGTCAGACATGCATAATAAGTGTCGATGTCAAAAAAGATATCTGTCCTGGCCAGTGTAGGTCTGATGATATTTTCAATCAGTCGGTGTACCCGCTTTGGGACTTCGTCAGGATGCTCTCTACAGTATTCGAGATAGGTTTCAATCTCGGGACATGTGATCATAAATCTTCTTTTTCAATGACTTCTCGTGGGGTTTTTAGCCCTAATTCTGACAGAATCTTCAACATTTGGCCGCTTACTTTTACTAATCTTTCCACGGATTCATTGGATTTTGTGGTTAAAACACCATTTCCATTGAGAGCATCCATCCTTAACCCGTTTTTACGAATATCCGCTTGAAGCTTCTCTTTAATGTCCACAAGTTCCATATAATGACTGATTAAATCCAAATAATACTCACCATAGTGCCCGGAACGCTCGAGTTGGGCGAGTAAATCTTCTTGGATTCTTTTTCGAGTTTCTCTTTTCATAGCTCTCACCCCTTCTCATGTGCGCGCGTTGTGCAGAGGTACAGTCCCCTCCCTTACTCCGTTACCCAAGTTAAAAACCCCAGTGTCTAGATTTTACCGGGGGTACTTACCAATTTTCATCAGTTATGTGTTGTTTTTTTGGTTTATTAACCCATCTTCCTTCAATAAAGTCATGACAATCATGACATAGTGATACTAAGTTACTCAGCTGAAGACATAATTCAGGTCTATCTTTAATCCCTAATATATGGTGTACTTCTTCGGCAGTTTTCAAAGTTTTGATTTCAATCTTATCAAAGTTACCGTTGCATCTTTGACACTCATGTTTATCTCTTATAAGAGCTTCAAGTCTTTTGTCGATCCATTCTCTGGACTTATAAAAGTAAAGCACATCCCCATTGGAAATTCTAGTCATGAAATCTTTTGGCTTAGATTTATATCGCTTAGGTCGGTTAGGCTGCTTTCTCATGTTTCACCATTAAAAAACCAAGAATATCTCTTGGTCTTATAACTCTTCTTTTTCCTTAAGTATTTTTATATATTTGTTATAGTCGATACTACAGTCAATCAACTTCCTAAAATCACCAATAGAAAGTTTTAATTGTTTCGATATTCTACTTATAAGAAAGTCATCTATGTCTTCTCCATTATGACTAAAGTGAGTTGTAATATTTGTTAACTTGCCATTTGGATCAACCAGCACATAATACTTATGATGTTTTCCCCCGTCGCGTCTGAATACAAATCCTTTCGATGTAAGGACGCTTTTGACTTTATTACTATTGTATGCCATATTCTATTTCAAAATACTCAATAATTTCTTTTTAAGTTGAATGGCTTTGTCGGTTAGTTCGTTTTCGGGAGATAAAACATACGTTTCCCACTTAAATAAAATATCATCGATTACCTGTTCGCGCAGTTCTGACAAACTCTTTGCAGTGCAGACAATATCAAGTTCCAAGTTATCTGCAGCGAAGTATTCACCATACTTAACAAAACTAATAAAGAAATTGTTCCTAAACTTTAATCCGAACTTATTTAGCTCGTCACTTCTAATACTTAAAAAGTTGTGTGTGCTACTAAAGTTATCTACTACGTATGTTGCTATTGGGTTACTATATTGTGGATGAATATACTCATTACTAGTATTACTCAACGATTTTGAAGATTTAAAAATCCTAAAGATATCAAAGTCTTGATTACTAGCAGTATTAGAAATGTTTAGCATAACACTATCCATTTTTCTGTCTTTCGATCTCTTCAATATTCTGAGTAAACCAGTCTCGTATTCTCACTAATGTTTCATACTTCATAGATATCCCTGCTTTGACATCTCTTCTGATCTTCATTTGATGATTATACTCATCACGTCCAATGCCTGCTTCATCCACAATTATCTCGAAAGTTGTCGGTAAATCTGAAACCTCGAAATAGAAGTTCGCAATAAAATCTCCTGTTCCATTGAACCCACCCACAGCTCCAGAGATATATTCAATATTAAAATCAGTTGGATAAACATACTCTGCCGGAACTTTATTTGTACTCATACTGTATCCTCCAGTAAGGATATTATACTAATTAGAGATTTCATAATCAATTAAAAAGTTTCATTCAGTTCATCTGGAAAGAAATTACTCTAGGAAGTAGGCTTAATTCGTTATTTATTGGTGCATTACAAAGAATGGCCGATAGTAAGGATGGCACTCAATGATGTCACCGTTGTGATTAACTTTAAGTTCTAATATCAAATATCCAACATCACTATCAATACCTTTTCCCCTCATAAAAGATGATTGTGCCTGGAATGACGGCATGCTGATTGCAACCACATTACGATAGAACATCATGAAGAACTTGTGATAGTGTCCCGTTATCAATATCTTTGGCTTGTTTCCCCCGGACATGTTATTAATGCGCCGCTGAAGATGATATGACAAAGCATAAGCTGATCCATCTCTTGGATGAATTAAATCCATGTCGACTTTATCTGTAAGCCATATCTTGGCGTATTCATGTCCAAGATATTCCATATCATCCCGTTTACCAGTAATTCCTTTTCCAATATTTGCTCCACCATTCATCATGTGCGTTGCATCGTGATTACCGGTGATAAACTTGGTTTTGAGTCCTTCTCTTTTAGGATAATTAGTCACAACATCATCAAGTTGTTGATCATACCCAATAGCTTTGAGTTCGTAAATGCTAGCTGGTCTGTTTGCATAATGACCGTCTGTAACATCCCCGATGTGATATACAGTTTCAATTCCACGTGAATTGAAATCATCATATGCAATCTCTAGGTAAGCCTTTTGGAAAAAAATGCTCGACAGATGGGTATCAGAAACAACTCCGAATCGAATGACTTTATCGACATCGTGATAATGTTTATGCTCTTCAAAGGTCGTTTCAGCTTGCTTACTGATTTTATATGTTCTGCCCGCTTGTATGATTGTATACCCTTTTTGTCGCAACTCTTCAATATGCCCAAACACTTCAATTTTAGGTAACTTAAGGACTTTCATCAATTGATCAATGTCAGCACCTTTGTACAGTTGCTTGATTAAATCTTGCTCATGGTCATGACTGGATAAGACGATATCATCAATTTCAACGTTTCTATGCCTCTTATACAATCCTCTACATGCTTCTGGCGATTTGCGAACTTTGTACTTATCGAATATCAATTGGGAAACTTTTACCCAATCATTCCTTCCATACTTTGCAAACACAACCTTTTGCATTTCCAAAACTGCTTTATGATTAATGTGCATGTTGCCTCCATCAATGATTACATAGAAAAAGAGCAGGTGATTCCCGCTCTTGGCCTCCGCTTCGGTGGCATTTCTTATGTTAACATTATCTCACTGTTTTGATAGTTGCGTGTAACATGTTAACTTTCTTCAACATACTTAAATATTGCATTCTTGATTAGTCGATAAATCTGCATGCGACTATAGTTGTACTTAACCTCCATTCGATTATCATTTAGCAAATTGATATACTTGTCCGTTACTATGTCACGGTATGGTTGTGGGGTATTTGGTAAAGCTCTAATAAACGCGTCCGCAAGATAAACCATATCACGCCAATATGCACATCTTCGTTCAATGACTGTCTTGTCTTCAATACACTTTAATATGAATTTTGTCTTGTCAGTAGGATGCTCGGGCATACGAATAATGCTTCCACCTGTTTTAGTCTGTTTAGTAACAATTGCAATCAAATCAAGATTCGCATTTTCTAGTCGTCTTTTGTACCTATGATAGTTTACTAATGCATCCCGAACATCATCTGTAGTCATCGTCCCTCCCGTTTGCTCTTAAAAGTGCGCAAGTAATGAACCCGGCAGTGAATATAGCACTAGCTAATAACCAATAGATAATGATTTGCATAGTTTACCTTTCTTCTTACGCCATTGGTCGGCGAACGTTTTTATAGAGTCTGGTGCAGACTTATTTCCAATGCCACGGATTTGGTTTACTCTTCCGTATTTGAATTCCATTGTGTACAGTGGTTTTGAGGTTTCTGTTGCCATTCGGATAAACAATATGATTGTTTCGCCTTTAAGCACTTGGCCGATGTATGAACCAACGCAGTGATCCAGTGCTTTCCCTTCTTGCAAAATCTCATCTGGATCCTTGGGTACGATAATTGCATACTCGTTGTTGGTATATTCTAGTTTTTCTATGACTGGCAATATTTTTGATGAATAGGTTCTAGAATCAAACTCATGTTTCATTGTGTTGTATTTGTTGACAGCTTCATCATGGGCTTTTTTCAAATCTTTTGGAAACATGGTTTGGTATGTCTCAACTGGAGTATTTAGTTTTATCATCATTTCCAGGTAATCGTTATAGTGTCTGAATTCCTGGTTCTGCTTAAGTAAATACTTCATTAGTGTCTTGGTCTCAATGCTAAGAGTTGCTGCGCCTTTTATTTGGTTCTCAATTTCGTAGCTTGTCCACCTTTTTGATATTTCCATTGATAGTACTATGGTTAATCCCAACTTAAGAAGTTTTGGATACCACTCCCATTGATGATGATCCGGATTGAACTTTTTGAGAATCGTGCGATTTTTCATCAACTTCCCTTTAGTCATTTTTCGCATGTCACTATACCCTTTGGCGACATCTTCCCATAAATTTGTGCAACCATTCTTCAGTAACATTTCCAGCATCTTACGATATTTGTATGATAATTCAAGATTAAAACGTTCTATTTCCCAAACTTGCGTATATTTCATTTCCGAGTATTCGAGAACACTTGGGTGATGATAATCGTAAATATTCAATGATTGATAACCCATGTGCATAATCGAGTTAGTACCAAACTGGTAAGTATAACCACCTTTGGCATAATCGTATGCAAGATGGATTTTAATGATTTCGTTGTTTTGCAATACTTTAAGATTCCACAATTGAATATCAAATATTTCTTTAACCGAGTTTATGTCTGTTCTTTTGAAAAGGCGAGTCACATAATAGGTTTGCTCTTCGATTTTGGTTTCATCACATTGCAACACAATTACATAAAATCTGCACATTTGGTTATTTAGGTTTGAATTTGATCTCAGTTGCTTTATAACGACTTCCCTTCCGGGTATATGTCTGTTAGTAACGATTGCTTCACCTCGCCTGGAATACTCAACTCCGACAGTTTTCGATTGAAGATAATCTTCAAAGTCGTAGGGTAGTGTAAACCGATTTTCTACTAGTTCAGAAATCGAATAAGGACAAGTTTTCATCTTCTTTTTTCTCCTCTACGACTTCTTCCTGCTGATTTAGCGAACTGATCATTCGTAACTTTTCTTCGTCACTCACCTCAAGTCGCATAATCGTTTCAAGAGATTGTTTTGATTTCTTATCAAGAGATATTTTGATTTCCGTAACAAGCTTCTCTTTGGTTTTCTCAACCGTCGGTTTTGGTTCGGCAGCCATTGTCACTTGAACACTTGGATCATGATTGACTACCTTATCCTTACTAAAATAATAATCACGAACCAAAGGAAATACTTCGTCGTCAGTCATCATGGCCATGTTGCCTTTAGAAGCTTCTTTGACTTTCTTCATTACATAACCCATTGCCGATTTGATGGTTTTACCTTTAATCAGAATTGCGTTCATCAGTTCTGTATTGTCGGTTTGGTCGCAAAGCCAATTATGAATGGCATCTTCTACCTTAGAATGCTCCGCACTCATTTCTTGATTTAGTTTCTCAAGAGCTTCTTTCATTTTTCCTCCTTGATGGTCAGTTGCCATACTTCGATGATCGCAGTACCTAACCAGTATGTTCCATTCTTAGTTACCCAGTGAACCCTGTTATTGTTGTGTTCAACTGCTCCAACTTCACCCCACTTATCTACAAGTTTCATTCCCAATGAAATGGTTCTGCCATTGTAGTCTTTCAAATCATCCTTAACTCGTTCCTTTCCGGCACTTTCTTTCATTTTTTCTCCATCTTGGCGGATATTACGCCATTTTCATTTACTAGATTGATTTGCCATCCTGGACCGACAAGCTTATTGATGCCTTGCAAGTGCATAGCGGTTCCTATGTCGTCAATGTAGATTTGTCGTTCTGACATTAAATATTTGAACTCTTTTGCTAATGCTGACATTTTCGCATTTAGCTCCCTCAATCTGTCATGGCAATTTTCTTCAACAATGATATTGATTCCATTGAAGTAAGCATATTTGGGGTTGCGATTAAGATTGATTCCTTTGTACTGCAATGATGATTTCATAATCTTCTTCTCTGCTCTTTTCTTATTGTGATTTTTTGAAACCCTCAGTTTTGAAGTAAATTTTCCAACTGCTCTGATGCCTTCAAACTGTTCGACAACGAAATCATCAACTGAGCAATTGAATAACTGCGCAAATGTCTTCGCATCTTCAAAGGTTATTGACCTGACAAGATTGCCGGCAATTGCAGAAAATCGAACATGTGTATATGGATCACACTCTGCATATTTCAATCCTGCTTTTTCTCGAAGCTCCATCATTTTTTTTCGATCAATGATACACCTCATTTCGTCTCCCCCTTAATTTTCTCAATCAGACTCTTTCGATCTATTATCTCCTTGGTTGGCTCATCTTCTAGAGAGGGTTGGACGAATGTCCTACTATTATTACTATCCTTACCTAACCTATCCTTACCTAACCTAACCTGAGTCTCCAATTCGTGTACATTATGTATACATTCTGTATCCAAAAGCTTGTATGCATTGTTTTCATCATAGTCAAGTTGTGACTTTTCATCCTTGTATTTTGTCTCAATGTATCTGTCTTTTTGGATGTAGTTATGGATTCTCCAGTGCTTTATAACCACGACACCGGACTCGAATGGTATGATGAATTTCTTTGTGATCAGGACTTTCAAATCATCATCTTTGGCTCCGACAATTCTCATTATTCCCTTAGGCTTGTTGATGAACCCATCATCGTCTGCTCTCATAGCCAGATGAAAGTACAGAAGCTGGGAAGTATTTGGCATATCAAGGAATGCATCTGAGTCAATAATGGTTTGTGCAAACATTCGTCGTTGTGCCATTACTCAACCTCCACTATTTCAACTTGCATTTGATTATCTGTTCCTCTTTCCTTAAACTGATCACAGTAGTTTGAAAACATCCAAGCTGTAAACCTCACATGAAACTCGCAGAAACCCTCATTGTTGAATGCACAAATATCACAATGCTTATTCATGATTTTCCTCCCCAGTCGGATGACTGCCGATATGAAACATCAGTCTATTCGTGATTTGTTCCTGGGTAATTCCCAATGATACGAGTTCTTCATAATCGTCGATTCTCGTAAATCCCATTTTGATTCGGTACATATGCAAGTCAATGATGTGATTGATCAGTCTTGTCCGCTGATACTTTAAGTCATTTACTTCTTTCAACAGCTTCAAGTTGTCTTGGATGACGTTGATTAATTTATCATTTTCCATGATTTCTTATCTCCTCATCGATATTCAATTGTATGATTTCAAATCTCGTTGAATCACCTTCTGCCTGTTTTGGAATGCAATCATCACACAGAAGCAATCTGTTATCGTATGGCTTCAGAATGGTCCAACAGCCGCAACGATCACATGGAAGTGTGCCTTTATTTTTAAGCAATTCAGTCACCAACTTTCGTTTGTTTTACTATATAAATCGTATGCAATGTGATTTGAAATAACCCTAGAATTATATTCCCTCGCAAAACGCTCAGAAACTATGCTTAAACAGTGCGTTTTTCGTGCGTTTTTCGAGTTGAATACTTTTTGCCTTTTTTCGACCTGTTTTTTAACGCTTTTTTGACATATTTTCAAGCTTTTTGCGCTTCTCTTCATTCGTCGTTCGAGAGTAGATTCTTGTGGTTTCCAGTGAACTGTGACCTAAGTGATCTGCCAGCTCCAAAGGGTTGTTGAAAGTGCTCATATACTCTTTAGCGAATAAATGACGCAGACTGTGAGGGTGTGCTTTGTCCTTGTTGATTCTCGCCAAAGCAGCTATCTTTTGAAGACGATACCATATCTGTTTAGGTGACAAACTAAATACGTACCCTTTGGTTATCTTGTTCTCTCTGCAGTATTTTCTAAGTTCCCGGGCCAGTTCTTGGGTAAGGATGATATCGCGATCCTTACCCTTGTTTCTGACGTGAATATAAAATGACTTGATCGATTCTTCAGTGAAAAATTTCAACTCACTGACACGTATACCGGTGCTTACGATGACTTTCATGATCATTGCCAACTCCTCATAACCAAGCAATTTTGCGTAGCGCTGAAGCCTCTTATAGTCAGTTGGACTTAGCACATTATCGATACTGTACTTCTGTTGCATCTTAAGCTTTTTGATTGTCAGCTCGCCTAGATTGAGCCAATACAAGAACTTATTCAATGCAACTACATATGAGTTGATGCTTCGAGGCAGATAAGATGCTTCAAACAAATAGTTCTTGTAGGCTAATGTGTCGTCCTTAGTAACCGGTTCATTATGATCAATAAATTCTATGAATTTCGTGATGTCTGCTTTGTACTTTGATAAGGTTGCAGTCGATTTTTCCTGGTACTTCAGTTCAGAAATGAAATCTGCAAGTTTGGATTCCATCTCATTTTTGTTCATGAATCAATTCCTTTTCTTAGGTACGATGTAACACTTGGTATCAATAAACCACCAGAGTCCAACCATTCCCCACATCACACCGATGATGAAATATACAATATATCCCATATTTCAGATTTCTCCCTCCAATCAGCTTTTGCGCTGAAGATATTTGAATAATAACGAGCTCCATCCCATAGATAACTACCTTCTTTTTCACGAAATCCCCAGCAAACGACGTAGGGAGTGATTTCATTCCATCCCTCGCTCAATGCTACATCCATCCATAATGCGATTACATTCAATTCTATTCCCTGTACAATGATCTTCATAACTTACTTACCGCCCAAAGCCATATAAAGATATGCCAAATCACTGCCAGCATTGGTGTTACCCACCATTTCAATCTATATCCTTTCAATTTCGTTCCTCCATAAGCCTTACATAAGGGCTTTTAAATGGTGTGAGTGGTTCGGGAATAATCGCAATTGTGCGAAACCCTTTGGTATTGCCAAATTGGTGGGATAACTTCAAATAAGCGCTCTGCTCGGCTTTAGTTGGATCACCTGCTTCTACATCAATTCTTATAGGTCCGGATTTTGTTTCAATCCAAACTTGAAATTTCCTTAGTTCCATTTTGGTTCCGGCCACTCTTGGTAGTCTTCATCTTTTATTGGATTTTTCATTCCTCTATTCTGACCTCAACTTTCTTAAAGCCATTTTTCTCTAAATAGTCTTTAACACTTTTAGGCAGCAAATCTACATGATCCTGAGAAAAAGTTGAAAACACAACACCATTTAATTTTGAGTAGAGTTTTTCACCTTTTTCATTAACAAATTCATACCTCATTCCTCAACCTCAGATATCTTTTTATGTTTTCTTTTTACATAAAGTCGTTTTTTTACTTCACCAGTTGCTACATCGATGTAGTAATCATGATCGAACTCAGACTTCCTTAGTTTCTTCTCAAGTGCTGCAGTAACAAGCTGGACTATAGGATTTCTCATTTTGAATCTTCGACTTTTTTGAGAATTAACTTTAAGTACAAATTAAGATCAAAGCCTGTAAGTTTAACAACTGTCTTAAGTGCTACTTTATTATCATGAACAGATATGTAACCTGATTTGGCTTCTTGTTGCAGTGCAGTTTCGAATAACCTCTGAGCCTTTTTGTGGCTACACTTGAATAATCGTCTAATGTCCGTAACAGTAACATAATACTTTCCGTTAATATTGAACTCACTCATTCACATGACTCCTTTCTATGGTTGGAAGATATCCGTTTGATTTGAGCAGGTTGTACAAAAATACACGTCCTTTTTGTGTCCATTTAGTTTGCATGACAACCTTGGAGATACCTGGGACATCTTCAATGGTGAAAGTTTCACTAAATGTATACCCTTTGTCATGATATTTTTGATATAACAACCATTGATCGGACTGTTTAAACTGGATGCCAAGTTCATGCAGTAAACGATTCATTGCAGATCCGGACATTCCGTAATCTTTTGCTATTTGAGTTATAGTCACAAGGGACTTTGATTTCAGGATTCTATCTAAATAATCAACTCTTGGTTTTAGCTCACCAATTAATTGGCTCTGCTGCTCGATTTTTCTTTGTTGATCCACTGCAAGCTGTAAAGCCTCTGTATATGTTCTTGGTACCGAGTAAGTGCCGTAAAGTCTAATGTCTCGCAGAATCTTTTTGACTTCCTTCTTAAATGCTTTAGCAATTGGTTTCCTAGACTGCATAAGCACTTCATACAATCCATCTTCTGTTAGAAACCATGATTCTTGGTTACCGCCAGGGGTGTAAACAATCCTTACCCCCTTTTCCTCTTCATCGATTGTTTCTAGCATTGCACGATGATTTGAATGTTCTATCCAGTCAGCAACATCCTTGGCAAGAAACAAAGGCTCTTCAACTGATCCAAATACCCTAAAACACTTAGACAATACTTCTTGCTTTTTGAAAACAGACACTTCATTCATAGTGGAATCTCCGAACTCTCATTAGTTATATCTACATTTTGTAGACTGTTGTTTAAAAAAATAGATAACGGCATTTCTAGTAATTCTGAAATTGCTGAGGCTGCACCAATAGGAATCTTTTTTGGGTTTCTTTCCCACTTCTGATAAGTATTAACATGAACTCCAATCTTCTCAGCTATATCTTCTTGCTTTAGTCCCCTAAATAACCTCGCCTTCTTGAGATCAAACTTTAGATTTGTCATACGATCACCTCTTTCTATTTGCATTTTATTCTACATATTGTAGATTGTCAACATCATTATCTACATTTTGTATACATTTTAATTGTTAAACACAAATTTCTATTTGCAGTCCACTACATTATGTGTATAATTATTACAAGAGGAGTGATATAATGATTCACTTTAAAGATAACTTGAAGAAGCTGAGAGAGTCTCGAAGTTTAAGCCAAGATGACTTAGCACACTTTTTAGGAATTAGTGGTAAAACCATATCATCATGGGAGATTGGTAGGACAGAACCAAACATGGGGATGGTAGAATTACTAGCTGAGCGTTTTGGTGTTACTGTAGATGACCTTGTTTTCAGTCAAGTAAAAAAACATCAATATAGTTTCATAAAGATTCCACAATACTCAAGTATTTCATGCGGTTCTGCAACATTTCTTGATGACTTGATTGAAGAGTATGTTACATTACCTAGTTCATTATTGAATCCGAAAAAGCAATACTTTTGTCAATATGCTCAAGGGGATTCAATGATTGGCGAAAATATCATACCCGGAGACTTATTAGTGTTTGAAAGAACAGATGTGATTGAAGATGGGAAAATAGGATGTTTCTGCGTAGATCACAACGAAGCAACATGCAAGAAGTTTTATCAAGATAAGGCTTCTGGTATAATTACTTTACAACCTGCTAATGATAACTATTTACCTCAATTGGTAACGCCAAATACGATTTCATTCAGAGTGATTGGAAAATTGGTGTTAGTGATTAATAAAAGAGTGTAAATATACTGGGGGGTAGTATGACAAGAAGAAATTTATTTGAACTGAATCAACAGTTTAATCTCAACAGAGAATTCGATAAAATAGAGAATTTCTTACTTAAAAAGAGAATGTTTCATATTGACTATATTGGCTTAGTCAGTTTCAATGATTTACTTGAAGAGAACTTTCTGAAATTGCCATTTGTTAATACATCACGAAATCTGAATGAATACTTTGAAGAAAGAGGAGTAAATACAAATCCAACATCTGAAGAAGATATTCAAATTTTTGCGCTTCTTAAAATCGAATTTTACTTAAATTTCATAAGACTAATACCTCAGTTTGAGAAGGACTTAAATCACGGCTTAAGTCGGGAAGCGTTCGATAAGGTCATTAGCGACTTAAGATATTTTATTGAGGCTTTGAATTATGAAATCGATCATTTTGATGATCCGAAAATTGATCATACTTACATTGTTTTGAGGAAGAAGGACGTTGATTTAGAGTCTATAGTTCCATCACTAAAAGTTGATGTTGAACATAGCCTTAAATCTTTTTTTGACTTACGAAGTCGTAATAATATAACAGCCAAGATAGCTATTATTAGGGATTTATACATCTATCTTGAAGATAATTCGAGAACTTTGGACATTAACGGACAGAAAGATACTTTTGAAAAAGTAAAACAATCTATGAATCTCTTCCGACACGAGAAATATAAAAGATTCGACGATAAGACATTGATGGACTTAATGGATAAGACTGTTGTATTATTCCTTCATCTTATTCGTGGTTCTAGTGCAGCTGTGTTAAAAACCGAGATTTTAAAAATTATGGCAGATCTACCCAAGAAGGAAAATTGAGATAAATGGGTAATCAAGTCCTCACAACTAATATTATCAAAAGATGATTGATTTACTTTTAGAAGTATTGACCCTTAACTAAGGTTTCAATATATACTGTGGGAGGAAAACATGATAACAGTGAGAAATTCATTAATTGTTTTATTGGGGGTATTGTATGACTAGAATGGTGATACCTATTGAAAGACTTGTACTTTCAGATGACAATCCAAGGCTTAGCATTTATGATGATACACAAGATATTCTACGAGAAATGGTTGAAAATCAAAAGGATAAACTATTTGTACTAGCTGAAGATATTCTATATTTTGGATTAAGCCCAATTGATTCTTGGGCTGCATATCCTACTGGAAACAATATGTACAAAATAGCTGAAGGAAACAGAAGACTTTCAGCAATAATCATCCTTAATGAACCTACAATCATTAAAGACATAGACCCTCGAATTTACCGTAGATTTGTTGACTTAAGGGCTTCCACGGCAAATATTCCTCCAAAGGAAATAGAATGTGTCGTGTTCGAAAGTTGGGAAGATCCGAAGCTTCAACACTGGATCCAAATCAGACATCTTGGTTTGAATAAAGGTAGAGGGATTGATGGATGGGACAGTGTTCAGAAATCCAGATATGAACAAAGAATGTATGGCGTAAACGCCTTAATTGACTTTTGGGAGAGATTGGTTGAACTGAATATCCTGAGTTTCCATGAGATAAGATCTGTTTCAAAAACTAACTGGGAAAGACTTTTGCTTAAAAAAGGTAGAGATTTCTTAGGACTTGAGAAACAACAGTCAAATTATAAGTTACCAGATGATTTGAGGTTATTCACTTTGAAAATTAGAACAGTCATCGAGAAACTAAAAAATCGTACAGTTGGAATTGTTTATGATAATGAAAAAATACAAGTTTTTCTTGATGAAGTGAACCAAGAGTTATTTGGTGTAGCAACATATCAATATGATGAAGAGGAAACAGTTGTTTCATCAGATGGAAATTCCACTCAACTAGATTTTAACGATAGAATCCTAAGCGATGATAGTGAAGAAATAGGAAGAATCGTAAATTCTGACCGTAATGAACCTAATCAAAATAATAACATTGATACAACAGAAGAAGCAGCAATAACACCTAGTAGTATATTCTCGAATTGCATATCAATAATTCCAATGTCGCATTCTATTGGATCTAGAAACCATAGAATGTCTTCAATTATTGATGAACTTAAAAAATTGAATGTTGAAAAATATCCAAATGCATGTGGATTGCTACTTCGCGTATTGTTTGAATTAGCCGCAAAGCATTACCTAGAAAATAAGAGTAATGGAGGTTTACTAGAAGAGATGAAATTCGAGAAGCTTCTAAAGGATGCTAGGGAGTCTCTCTATAATGAAAACAAAATTACATTGTCACAAAAAGCTCAATTAAAGGCGGATTCAGAAGTGCTTAACCAAATGTTCAACGGCTTCGCACATAATACTGATACAATACCCACACCAGCAACATTGAAAAATTTATTTAAAGCGCATCAAACATTTATAACAGAATGCCTTAAATAACATTATTAGCAACAGCAGATTCATTAATGGCCAATCTAAATATTATGCATTATAATATTAGCAAGGAGTTTTTTATGACAACGAAATCACCATTAAGATATCCAGGGGGGAAATCCAAACTTGCGAATTATCTGAAGCAGTTAATACTTAACTGTGATTTTGAAATAGTGAATTATGTTGAGCCATTTGCTGGAGGTTCTGCTATCGCCTTGGACTTGTTGATTACTGGTGTAGTAGATAGAATTTTCCTAAATGATCTAGATATTGCCATTTATTCATTGTGGTTCGCTATATTGAATAATACTGATGAGTTGATTGATAAGATTCGAACTACTGAGATTAATGTCGAAAATTGGCATACTCAGAAAATGATTTTTAACAATAAAGAGAATGCTAGCATTCTGGATCTTGGATTTGCGACATTGTTTTTGAACCGAACAAATCGTTCAGGAATTCTAAAAGCGAATCCTATAGGCGGAGTTAATCAAAATGGAAGTTATAAAATGAATTGTCGTTTTAATAAAGAACGTATTATCAAGCTAATTCAAGTTATTGCTAGCCATAAAAATAGTATTATATTGTCAAATCAAGATGCAAAAAATTTTATTGATGAACTTGACAAGAGGATATCAAACGCATTCTTTTATCTCGACCCACCATATGTGAACAAAGGACACCAACTTTACACAAATTCATATAAAGAATCCGATCACATTGATTTGTTTAAGCAAATTTCAGTGCTAAAAAACACATGGTTTGTAACATATGATGATTGCAAGTTAATAGAAGTTTTATACTCGAAGTATAGACAGAGTAAATTTACACTAAATTACTCAGTTGAAACTAAGCGTAAAGGCACAGAAATCGCTATTTATTGCAATCAAATCAAAGTAATTCCTACATTTGAATAGACATTTTAATCATTCTAATTCTATACTAACAGCCTTGATACATTTTATGGAAGTCAACAAAAACGAGGCAGGAGGATAAAGTGGCCACTTATAAAGATTCACAAACAAAAAAATGGTATGCAGATATTCGCTTCCGTGATGCAACAGGGAAAATTCGTTCGATTAAGAAAAGAGGATTTGAAACAAAGAGAGAAGCTCAAAATTGGGAAGCAAATTATCGAGTTGATCATGGCGAAGTAAAGCATAAATTCACTTTAGGTAGCTTGGCTGAACGATACTTCTCAAGTCGAAAAGGCTATGCAAATGAAAATACTATACAACAGAAAAAAGCGAGACTTCGAAGTTATGCCGGAGAAATACTAGAGCTTGAGTTGCCAATCCATGCGAAAAAACTCCAAAAGTGGAGAGAGTCGCTGACTGATTTCGGAATCGCAACTCGAACAATGAACTCCACTATTGATATTATTCGAGCAATAACATCTTTTGGGTATATAGACTATGATATAAAAGATACCGCGAAGTCTCTCAAGAGATTTAAGTTGACGTTTGAAGATAAGACCGAAGCAAAAGTGATAGATCCCCAGCAATTTGAGCATCTTCTAACATTCATTGAGAATGATACTCTTAGAAAATATTTCGAATTTAGTTATTATTTGGGAACAAGAAGAGCGGAAACACGAGCTGTACTAAAAACAGATATTGATATAACTAACAAGACAGTAACAATATCAAAAAGTTTGCCACACGGTGCCACAAGAAGTCTCGAAGGGTTATCTAGTCTAAAAACACCTAAAAGTCATCGGGTGTTAAAGATGGATGACGAACTATTTGAATCGTTAAAACCACTATTGAAAACTGATGGCCCGTTTCTGTTTGGCGGTTTTGAGCCACTCGCAGACACTTCAATTACAAGACATTTTGAAAGAGCGGTCAGTAAATATGGTGGACCAAAGATTACAATCCATCAACTACGTCATAGCAATGGTTCTCTACTTTTAGATGCTGATGTTCCACTGATAACAGTCTCAAGAAGACTGGGACATTCTAGTATTGATATAACATCAAAAGTATATGCACATGCACTAAGAAATATCGATCAGAAAAGCGCAGATGTAATCAACTCAATCAGAAAAAAGTAGTTTGTATCCCCATTGTATCCCCAAAAATAAAAAATAACCGCTATTTAAGCGGTTTTTTTGCATTTGGTGGAGGTGAACCGTACCTAACCATACCTCTTGTCAGAACAAGAAAAGATATCTATCAATATTGTAAGGCAAATTAATATCAATTTAAAAAGAGGCTCCGGCCTCTTTTTATCATCCTACTTTTTGGCGTTCCACTACCATTGAAATAAAATCATCCATAGTTACCAACCACTGTTGTTGCCTTAATGAATATGTTTTGTGAAGGCTACTAGGAACAACCAACTGTAGTTCATTATACATCATTTCATTGGTTTGATTTTCACTTATAGCAGCTTCTAATGTTAACAAATGCTTCCGCCTTACTCTGTCAGCTTCCGTTAAAACTTGCCGCCATCTGTCTTTACAAGTACTCTTTACACCCAACATTGTGAGAAGTGTTTCGTCAAATCTAGGATTACGGTATTTAGCTATGCTCGGAAAAATAAAATCCGGTTTTGATTTATTCTCTGTAATCTTTGTTCTATCGTAACTAACATTTCGGCATATTAAAATTTGTTCTATGTGATTTTCTAATGCGTGACCAACACGACTTTTTCTGCGATTTTGGATTGAAAGAGAAAAATTGATAAACCCATCTACATCATCACTAAACCCAGCGGTTAATCGGTCAGCTATTAAGTATTTTTCTAGCGTCCTGAAAAGTATTTCTTCTCTTTCCATCCACCCCATCAGTACGATATCTGAAGGATCAACACGAGGATCTAAGTCCTTAATTGTCGAACGTGCATATAGTGAAAATTCTTTGGTTGATGGAAAGTTACCATTAAATATATGTAACATTTCATCAAGATAATTTGGTGCATTCTCTTCTACTTCAATCCCTAATTCTTCAAGGATAAATCTAGATGCAAACGCAATTCTATCTTGCTCGCTTTCTAATTCTTCTCTGATAGAAAAACTAGGAAATAAGGCATTTTCAACACCAAACAACCAACGAACCTGATTACCAATCGTTGATCCATTTTCAGTAATAACAACTAAAACAGTATTATCCGGCCTTAATCCAATAAACAATGTATCGCCGGCAGTAGTACATACTGATACAGCTGTAGTAGGAAAATACATTCGATACTCTGTTCGAGTTGGATGATTTTCCCTTGCATCATACCATGTTAAGTACCCTTTATCCGTAACCGGTTCATCGTCATTATCATTTAGATAGATAAAGTTTGCTTCATACTTATTTCTTTCAATACTAAAAATTCTCTTTAAAGGTGCTGCACCATTAAATTCATGTTGATGACTTTTTGTAACATCCGCTTCTACTGCGCTCAAGGTTTTTACAGCAATACCTTTAAAGTATTGAGATAAGTATCCTTCTTTCACTCTTTCACCACCCTCATTCCTAGATAAATGGCTCCATAAGTCGAGCAACTTCTTTTATCACAGGAACCACTACTGAGTTTCCAAACTGCCTATACGCTTGTGTATCAGAAACGACAATTTTATATGAATCATCGAAACCCATCAACCTCGCACATTCACGAGGAGTTAACCTTCGAGGATTTTTCCTCTTTCCACGAGAAACTAAAATTTCTGAACCATCTTTATAGTATCGTGCAGATAATGTCCTTGCTATATCATTCTCTGTGACCAAACCAAAACCAAAACCGTTTCCTTTGGCTTTGTGCTTTGCCGCATAGTCTTGAAGATATTTCCATAGATTATCAGATAAGACATACTTTGAATGAACTTTGGCATTAGTACCCGTTGTATATGGTGGTTCAGTTTTTTCTGATCCATCTTCAGGATGCAATACTGATTTTAGTAATATGCGTTCACTTGGAATATTCAAATCATCCCATGAAAAATCAACCTTATTCCTAAATCCCACTATAATTATGCGTTCTCTATGTTGAGGAACCCACCCTTGTCCGTCAATAATTTTCCAAAAAACATGGTAACCTAATTCTTTTTCTAAAGTATCAATGATGATTTTAAATGTACTACCCTTGTCATGGGAAACTAAATTTTTAACATTTTCAAGCAAAAATGCTTTAGGTTTCTTTGCGGCAATAATTCTCGCAACATCAAAAAATAGTGTACCTTGTGTAGTACACTCAAATCCATGTGGTTTACCTAGTGCATTTTTTTTAGAAACACCTGCAATAGAAAAAGGTTGGCATGGAAATCCGGCTAAAAGCACATCATGATCTGGAATCTCTTCAGAAGGGAAAGGTACTATATCACCAACAATTGTTTCTCCTTCACCAAAGTTTGCTATGTATGTTTTCTTTGACCACTCATTCCATTCGCTTGTGAATATACAAGAACCACCAATTGATTCAAACCCCAAGCGGATTCCCCCGATTCCTGCGAATAAATCAATAAAAGTAAAATTTGCCAAGTATATCCACCTCCTTTTATTAGGTGCAATGAACTAATTTATAGAGATTATCTCTTTCTAATCTCATTTTAACACAAGGTATGTGGCAAATCCAGGTCTGCCAAAAAAAAAGAGAGGATTAGACCTCTCTTTTTAGTTATCTGTTAGTTTTCGTTCGATCGGTTTAACAATGGCTTCAAATGCACCGATTGAGCCGAATAGCACAGCAATCACATTGAATGCTGCCAGAACCAATCCTTCCGGTGCGAAGTCTTTGTAAAACAACAGCTGCACCGCAAATGTCACCACGATGGCTGCTACCAAAGCAATATACTTCGGATCGACCTTTGACAGATAATACTTAATCACTTCGGTCACTGCGGTAACAAATGCAACGCTACCAGCAAATGTTGCGAGAAACTCCCATGTAAAGAACTCACTCATTATAATAATCCCCTTTCATCCGTACGGATATATCGTGAACCGGCAGATCCTCAAGTTCTTCCATTAGTCTTGGAACCGTACCGTTACCACCTAGATTTTGATACTGCTTGTACAAGTTATTGATGTTATCACGTTCATGGATTGGCAAGAAACCTCTTTCCATGTAGTGATTGTATGATTTGATAATCTCATTTCTTAAAAGCGCTTGAACACCGTTTTCAGTTGCGTTCCATCTTTTTGTGGATAATTCCAATTTATTTTTTAATCGATAAACCACCCAAGTAAGAAACCCTGACAATCCTGTCAGAAGAAAATGTAACCAGTATTCAAGAAAGATTTTTTCTACATCCATTTGGAGATACCGCCTGTCTATTTAATGCCTTTGATCCACTTTAGCGCAAATTTGCTGCCATACTTAACACCAACTTCTTTGCCAGTTAGTTTTGCAAGTTTGACTGCTTCAGCTTCAGCTTCAGCAAGCGTTTTATAAGCACCGGTTTGAACGAAGAAGAAGTCATCTGCAGGGATAGTCTGTTTTAACTGAACACCCAACATATCAACGATTGATTTACTCATGGTTTCAGCAATCAGTTTGATGTTGTTCAAGATCCATTCGCTTCCGGCTTTTGTGTCGTGAAATTCAATTTCAACCAAGTTTGCTGGAATTTTAGTGTTGCGCAACTCATTATTCCAATCTCGACCATCTAACAATGTTTTGAACTTAATACCACGATCACCAACCTTTGTCATTAGTGGAGTGATTGCTGATAAGTCGGTGTTCACCTTATTTGCATATGATTTTGATTTTGTCTTAACATCAGCAGACTTGTCTACTCCGACTTGATAGAAAACTTCACAGCCAATACCACCACCAGCGTTTGAATGTATGGCAAAATAATAATCAACTTGCTCACGATTTGCTTCAGCTGCTCTGCTTACTAAATCTTGATCTTTGCCACCACGCAACACTTGAACATCATACTTTGACAAAAACGAAACCATTGCATCAGCGATCCAATTCATCACCAATTCTTCGGTGTGCTTTCTGTCATAATAAATGTTTGCTGGTTGTTTTGACGGACTTAAATAAATTTTTTTCATAACAGTACCTCTTTCTTTTTATTAGTTACTTTCCTTCCAGGAAGAACCATCCCACGCTTTAATCGGTTTTTCTACCCATTGAGAACCGTCAAACACTTTGACCGGTTTCTCTACAAACGCAGCGCCTGTCCACACTTTGACCTGACCGCCGGTTCGATAAGTTACTTCTACCCATAATGCTTCACTTGACCATGTTCCGGTAACTGCACTGAAGTTTCCAGGCGATGATCTTGAAACGTTTTGATAATCAGTGGTATAACCGCTTAACGATTGCCTTGAACCAAAATATAATGCTCTGTTGCTTTCATTGGATCGTTTAGCACATCCGATCCACAATGCTTTTCCGGCCGCAATCTTCACTTCCGGCAAATCAAATGTATAGGTAAGTAATGATGAGTATGATCCGGTAAATGTGTTGTTTGGCGATTGTGAAGCTGGTGACACCGCCAAAAGATTTCCATTGTCACGATCCCAAATTACACCCCAAACAATTGGAGTATCCGAATCTTGATTCCTTCCAAGTTTAAGTGCTATCTTTAGAACCGTACCATCTTCCGGCATGACAGCTCGTAATGCAACGTTCGCATAATACGGAACTCCGCCCCATCTACTGAAATTGACCGCCAGAGCGCTATATCCAAAAATGCCTTGAGCCATTTTACATCACCCCTAGTTCGTATCGATCCACACATCACCGACTGCAGGTGATGATGGTGCTGATGTACCGACAGAAATCTTTTTACCGCCGACTTTCAGTGAATCAGCAGCTTGTGCAGATGTTCCAAGCTTCCCATTCAGTTGCGTTTGAATGGCAGCAGTTACACCGGATAAGTGTCCAAGCTCTGTGTTTGTTATCGATGATACCGCTACTTTGCCACTGGCATCCGACAGAAGCGCTCTGTTTGCAGTAAGATTACTGGATACGATCGTTGATGCTGCGCCGCTAATTGTAGCCTGCTTACCATTCAACTGTGTTTGAAGATTGGATGAAACACCAGATAAAAAACCGATTTCAGTTTCCGTTATGGATGAAACAGCTACCTTCCCGCTTGCGTTTGCTATTAGCGCACGATTTGCAGTTAAGTTGCTTGAAACGATCGTTGATGCTGCGCCGTTTATTGTGGCTTGCTTACCGTTTAATTGTGTTTGAATGTTGGATGATACACCTATCAAATAATCAAGTTCATTTTTGGAAACAGAGCTTACAACAAGTTTTCCATCCGGATCAGATATCAGCACTTTATCCGGTGTCAAATATGGCAAGTTTGTAATGGTGGAAGAAACATAGCCACAAACACTGGCATCCGATCGTGTATCACTAATCATTCCGGATGTGATCGTGCTTGTACCGGCATTGACCGTAATTGTGGCCAGTGATAATTCATACATGTTGGCATCCCTGGTCACTGCCGGTGCGCTTGGCGATGATGCTGCAGTACCAGCTTTACGTACGATCGTCATTTCCCTGTTTGCATAATGAAGCCGAACAACGATTCGATCAATACGATTCAACACAGCTTCTGAAGGAACCGCCATTGTATAATCGGCATCACTGACAAGAATGTAGCCATTGATCCATGCTTTTCCAGTCTTAATCTTCACATTCATACCGGTATCGACTTGAACCTGCAAGCTTGTTGTTGGATCAGAGAACACCCCTGTTCCGATAAATGCTGCAAAGTATTCCGCAAACCTCGAAGCATCGTACAATCGGTCACTATCAATGCTATTGAAAAATCCGCTTCTTACTGCCATATTGATCACTCACTTTCTATGGATGTAATTAGAGATTCTCGAATCTGCATATCCCCAATTACAAGACTATCTACTTCATCATTTAACTTTATTCTTATTTCGAAACGATAAAATCCAACATCAGCAGTTTCTTCCGGTGACAACGTGATTTGCACAACGTTTTCACTGATACTGCAGTCTTTAGTGATTTTATCGCCGGATGGCTGGAGCAAAGCAAATTTTGCAATTGCTCCAGTTAAGTTTGCAGCGTTGCCGGATGTATCAACCACACTAGTTTCAATTTTTACTGTTTCACCCTGATATGCTTCGATAATCATATCTTATCACCGTCTTTCTGTGATGATTTCAATCACTGTGGTCGATTTATTAGCACCATTCAATATGGATTGATGGTGATATCGATTCCCTATGATCACATCATTTTGGAGTATGCCATTAAGCTTGGCTGTAATTTGGATTACTCTGACTATTCTTGTATCTGTATATTCAAACTTTGTGATCACTGCAGTTAACTCTGCGATGATAATGATTGAACCGAACAGATCAGCCGATTTTATACAATTACCGTTCAAAACCGACAAAGCTTGTATGCTGCCTTCTATACTGGTTATTTTTAAAATTCCGCCGGTTATAACAGATGTTTGGTTAATACTTCCGGCCAGCTCTTTTTCTGTGCTTTCTTCACCATCTTTAATGATGAATGCATATAGCGTTTGTGGCTGTTCAATGGTTCCACCGATTGAAACTACTTTAATTGACTTTCCAAATAAATTAATTGTTTGATCGATACTACCGCTCATATTTGCCGATTTCTCGGCATTTCCGCTCACCGTCTGATTTTGGCCAATTTCACCGGACAAATCTGAAGTTTTGCTCAATCCACCAGACAATGTGCTTGCTTGATTAATGGAACCACTGATATCGTGATGCACGATTGCAACATTTTCAATTGTTCCAGACAATGTGCTTGCTTGATTGATGCTTCCGGATAAATCTACTATCTTTTCAGTATTTGCGGTCAATAATTGGCTTTGGTTTATAGAACCAGCTATGGATGTTTCTTTTGTTGCGTTTCCAGATAAGGAACTGAATTGATTGATAGAACCACTAATATCAAAGTCATAACTTGGTTCTGTATAGTCAACTTCAATTGATATGTAATCAACAGAATAGGTACACCCAGTATTGGATGTTCTTCTTACTCGAAATAGAACCTCTGCTAATTCGTTATTTAATTCATCGACACTCCATGATCCTGTGTTACTTGTATCCCATATTGTGTCAACTGTTGGTTCGTTTGTGGTTGTACTAGCGCTTCCTTTTAGTGATCCGTTGTACTGCGCCTGTAATGTTAAAGTAGCAGCTGAAGCAGTAGTTGATAACTTGTATTCTACTTCCACAGTCACTGAATTGATTATTGAACCTGTCGGAATAGTGAAACCAAAATCACTTCCTATAATGTCATGATTTCCGTTTCTTGTTCCTCCTGTAGTGGCATATACCCCATCATCTGCAAATATGTTTTCAGGATTAGTCCATGTATTTACGGTAGAAACCACTTGGGCATATTTTTTTACAATTGGCATAAACTTAACTCCTTTCTATCGGAGTTATCATGGAAGATTTAAAACAAACCCTGTTCCTGCCGGTACTTTGCTTGTTCCTGCACCTATCCATGTTTCGATGTTACTTGGATCAATATGCGCGTATTTAGTTCCTCCACTAACAGCGCTAAGCACAGCGATTTTGCGAACCGTTGCTCCTGCTGGGATATCAAATAATACATCTGCACTTGTTACGAGCTGACCACTGCTTGCCGCTGCCCAAGACACTGATTTTCGCGTGTAACCTCCACCGCTAACTTCTGTTGTTCCATCTACATCTGTATAAAGTGCCATATAAAGAGCTGATCCGGCTAATGCATTGAGCATCAGATTCTTTCCGGCCACCATGATTTCACTTGCCATAAGTTTACCTCTTTCTTTTAGTAAAAGTATTGCAACCCTCCACCCACCGTAATTTAATACATTGAACTCTATTTGGTTTTATTTCGCCCTACAGACTATAAATTAAGCAGTCCGTTTCCACATGTATACAGTGATGTACGGTTGTAGATTGTTATGCGCTCCACCGCCACCGGTATTTTGATTGGTTGCTGTTGAAGCCTGATTGATTGCTGTTGCGTTATTAATGGTGACAACATGACTATGATCACCGGAGCTACCAGTTTGCGTTGTTCCGTATGGTGTGTTTAGAATATCAACGGTATAGCGATTTGTTCCGCTTCCACCGTCAAAGTCATATCTAACACCATGCGTATGAGCGCCGGTAGTATCAGTTGATGCTCCATGACTGTGAGCATTCTGCGTATGATTGTGGCTGTTCTGAACGTGTGTATGCGATGGCATTTCACTTTCAGTCAATACATGCGTTTTCGCACCACCAGTCTTTTCAGATGCGTTGAATTCCGTTTGTCCGGAATCAAAGCCTACTAACGTTCTTCCAGCACCAAAGGCTGACCATGTTCCACCAAACAGCGTTGCCGGTGAAGTGTTAACCACCGACATATAGATAGCGCCAATCGGATACACTTTATTTAAAAAATCGGTTATTTGAGATGCTGTGTGTGTATGCGATGAAGTGGCTTTCCCGTTCAATTGGGTTTGAATGTTGGATGAAACTCCAGTTAAATGGCCTAGTTCAGTATCCGTTACAGCACTTGCAGCCATTTTCCCTGTTGCATCAGAAACAAGCGCTCTATTCGCAGTTACTACAATTTCGCTTCCACTACCGCCAGATCCGGATGTATCTTCCTTTCCGGATAAAGCTTCGGATAATGTCTGTGAAGCTTGTCCAAACACTGGAATTACTTGTGAACCGTTTTCATCATAAACCTCAGTAATTTCGGTGATTTGCACATTGATCCGCTTTCCCCATTTTGAGTTTTCGATCGTAACGATATCGCCAAGATCATAATCATGTTTATAAATAACATTGCTTTCAGCTCGCACATTACCTTCGAAGTATTCTACTCTTGGAAGCAGTGATTCAGCGCCTTTCTGCGCCAACATTGCGAAGTATTCAGGCTCTGTTATGCCATCTTCCATCCTGACATCTTTCGCATTTACAAACACTTCATATCGATCAATACCGGATTCGCTTCCTACAATCACCATTTTACGATCGACACCTTCACCTTCACCGCCAACCAGTGCAACATTGGATATTTCCATGTCACTGGTTTGATATAGTGATGCAAGTAAATTATCATAATCGTTACTGAAGATAACCCTCGGATTTGTGCTTTGTGCGATTGAACGATCCAGCGCTTTGTATGTATCAAACATCAACTTTTCAGCCACTGGATCAAGCCGGACACGATAGCCGATCGCACTTGTTTGAGCCAAGCCAGTCAGCGTGTTCAGTAAATTACGATAAGATACCTGGAACTGAACTGTTTCTGTGAAGCTGTTTAATGTGCCAAGTTCAAGATTTGGGATGATACGATCGGCATTGTCCGGATTAATTGCATTTTCATAAACCAACTGACGCATTGCGTTTTCCACCGTATCACTAATCGTTGTGGTTGCAAACACAATTCTTCTTGCTAGAATCGATGAACCAAACCGACCGATAGCTTTAATAAATTCACCTTCTTCTGTCTGCTCAATGGTCACACTTTCAATGATTCCACACTCGACTGAATCAGGTTTGGTAAGAATGTACTGCTTTTGAATCAAATCAATTGTGATGTCGGTGGCCGGTGTTATAACTTCAAAATTACCAGCAGTATAATACCGGCGATGCCATATGATGGATATTGCTGTATCGACAATACCGACCAGTTCCAGATCATGGTTATAAACATAAAGTTGCATAATTACACCCCACTGTACTTTGCTCGATACTGCACCTCGATAAACAATGCATTTGATCCGCTTTGCGCTGATCCGAATAATACGTTATCGCCTTCTGTCAGCTGCAGGAAGGATGAACCGACTACTAGTGAATTGAACAGGTTTGTGATTGTTCCATTTCTGTTTCGCTCGATCCGTTTATTGCCTACTTCGGTGTTGATCGTGATAATATCGCCGGATTCCATCGTTGTATTCAATTCGATGAACTCCAGCGTTTGTGTGTTGACCAGCTTCGGATTAACAACTGCACCGGTAGCTCGACAACGAATAATCATTCCGATCGGTATATCGCCTGGATTAATCACGTTAACCGGTTCAGATGTCTGTAATGAGCCTAACTCAATACCTATTTGCAGAAGCTCAAGCGGATATTCCAAACTGTACTGAATCGATGTGATGTCAGTTACAATGTCATCCAAAGCTTCAAAGTATGGCTGAGGACACAGCAACGATATAAATGCCTTCACCGGCCAATCCATAGGCGGTGCTTCTACGTTTTCAACATAGGCATCAATCTTTGCGTTGATCAAGTCACTTGTATAATTGAACGTTCCTTTGCGCTTGATTTTGAAGATGTCATAAAGTTTTAAACGATTCGCTTCAATATTGCCACGCAGCTGCAATGTCAATGTGATGTTTCGTTGATTCACACTCGAATTGATGAACGTAGTACCATCAAATCCGGCAATCTTGCTGGTGCTGATGTTTGCGGTTGGTGGACTTATTCCGGTGATATTGATGAGTGCATAATCAGAATCATCGCCAATAATTAGCGATGATCCACGATCATTTTCAAACTTAATATGTTTCATCGAATCACCCCTGAAGCCAATAGCTGACTTGCATTCTTGGTTTGACGGTACACTTCATATGGTGTCAGAGCTTTCGGTGAATAGATATTCTGTGTAAAACTCAAATTTGAGCCACTTGCAACCGAGCCAGAAGCATTGATTGAACCAACCCCTATGTTTGTGCCTATCGATGTAGGAATTGCGTTCTGAATGTCTTTATTGATGCTTTTCATTTCATCAGAGAATCCAGCACCCAAACCAAGAGCCATGTTCTCACCGATACCGGCAAATACTTTAGATGGCGATTTGATGCCAAGAAAGTCTTTGACACCATCAACGATTCCACCGAAGAATCCACCGACCTTATCACCAAGCCATTTGCTCATGTTTTTGATACCGCTCCATACTCCTTCAACAATCCATTTACCAACATCTTTGAAAAAATCACCAATGTTATCGAGTGCATCCGGAATCGTTTCTGTAAAGAATTTCTTGATGTTTTCGCCAACCTCTTTAATCTTTGCCCAGGCATCATTCCAAACTTTAATGACTTTGTTTCTGAACTCTTCATTCGTTGCCATCATGGTAACAAACCAACCGATCAGCGCTGCAATCAGCGTGATAATCAAACCGATCGGATTCGCTGCCATGACAATGTTCAATAGTTTTTGAGCAATTGTCATTCCTTCGGTTGCAACAGTCCATGCTTTAACAGCACCGACCAAACCCTGAACCATCGTGACAACGTTCCATGCCAACAATCCAGCTGCAATTCCACCAACTAAACCAATCATATTCGGAGAATTCTCTATCACAAAATCAATAAATCCTTTGATGCCTTCAATAATCGCTGGCATATTTTCTTTGAGAGAATTAACTAAATCATTGATGTATGGCATCAATTCGGCCAACGCTTGCCTGGATAATCCTTCGGTTGATGCTTTCAAGATGTTCATGTTGTCATCAAATTGTCCAAGTGCAGTTACTGCATCATCACCGACCACAGCACCGACCTGGTGTGCTTCTTTGGCCAAGCGGTTTAATTCGGTCGATCCAGCTTTAATTAGTGGATTCAATTCCGTTGCGGATTTGCCGAACAAAGTCATGGCAATTGCATCACGTTCGGTTTCGTTGGTCATTTGACCGAGTGCATCAATGACTTCATAGAATACGTCTTTGTTATTTCGCAGCGTTCCATCGGCATTGGTAATTTCGACACCAAGTTCTTTGTAGGCTTTTGCCTGATCATTTAGGTTTTTACCGCCTTTGGCTGTGCTTTCCCTGGCTTGATCCATTGTTCTTGTCAGCTTGTTCATGGATCCGGCCATTGTTTCAACGGATACATCCACGAATCGAGCCGCATAATCCAACTCCTGCAATTGTTGAACCGATATGCCGGTTTTGTTTGACATAGTGATTAGATCATCGGCAAATTTACCAGCATCACTGGCCAACTTCAATATAGCAGCTCCAGCAGCTGCGGCTGCTGCAGTAACAGCAACAAGCGCTTTTTTAGCAAAGTCATTGACCTTTTCAGTCAGTTCTTCTGTTTTCTTTTTCAGCTCTTCTTGCTTCTTGCCGGTATCTGTTGTTTCTTTTCCTAAATTATTTAACGCTTCTGTGGTTGTTTCAAGCTCACGCTTGTTTTTATTCAGCGATGCAGTTTCGTTGTTGATCTTCACTTCTAAATCTTGAGCAGCCTTCGAGTTTTCGCCTTTTTCAGCTGCAACTTTTTTGTATTCTTCTTTAAGAGCGCTTACCTTCTGCTCTTGGACATCCACGATCGTATTCAATGATTTGATTTTAGCGGATAAACCATCGGCATTTTTACTCCAATCGCCCATACCGGCCGCTGCTGCTTTGAATTCAGAATCAGCAACACGAATCAAACGATTCGCTTCTGTAATACCGGTTTTAAGATCAGTAATGTCAAGTGTCCATTTACCGCCGATGTTTTCTGACATAATCATCACCTGCCTTCATTAGCACCAGTTCACTTCATCAGCATATACTCTTTTTCTTTGCTTTGTAGGTTTAGACGGTGCTTCCACCATGCGACCTTTTTCAATCATTTTGTTTATCAACCATATCACTTCATCCGCTTCGGCATCCCTGATCGTGAAAGGATTGAGCGAAGGGAATGCACCACATAATGTAATAATCAAATCAAACATTATCATTGATAGTGGAGCAGCCGGTTGATCAGCTACTCCACTTACACGTTTTTTGAGTCGGCAACCTCAATTTGTTTGGCAATGTTTTTGATTTGTTCAAAGCAGTTTTTCACATCGATGTAGTCTGCTTGCCGAAGTAATTCATCCGTCAATTTCGGGAACAGCAATTGTACCATTTTGCCCATCGAATCAAATTGCTCTATAGCGCTTTGCCCTTCGATTTTTTCAGATAGTTCGATTACATCATGCAAATATCCCCATCTAACACGTGATGTTTCAAATTCTGCAATTACACCATCATTCTCATCATAAATCTTCAAATTTATTGTTGCCTTCATAAATTAGCTCCTTCTACGGTGTTACCGGAGTTACATTTTCCGGTGTGACTACATTAGTGAACCAGTTGGTTACATCAGCCAAACCATCACGTGCATCAACTACGATCTGCTTGCCAGGTGCTTTGGTGCTATCCGGCATATCGAATTCAAAGTTGGTTGCGATGCCAGTGAAGATCAGCTGCATGTTGTTGGTATCGGTAGTGTTGTCTTTGGACTTCGCTTCTTCATCTTCCGTTCTGAATGTGCCTTTTAAGCGCCAAACATAGCGATATGTTGAATCAGTAAAGCGCAATCGGTATCCGATCGCAAAGTATTTAGTGGTAATTCCTCCACTGTCAATCAATGCTCCGGTGGTAGGATCTACTTGCTTTCCAAGTAGTTTGCCAAGCAATGAAACCGGTAGAATCGGTACAGTCAGGTTAATCGAATCTGCCCCTTCTGCTGATAAGCTCAAAAAAGGCTTGTTATCGTAATATTTGACCGCCGATGCTCTTTCAGTAGCGATTGAGATTTCGCCAGCTGGCGCTAAAATTGCCGGTGTTCCAGCTGTATATCCGGTTGCATCATCTTTGGTGATTTCCGCATAATACAACTTGTCAAACCCCTGGTATTCTTCGTATTTGTAAGTTTCAGGCATGTTTACTCATTCCTTTCTGTGAATAGGTAATCGATTTGCCAAGCGTAATGCTCGACATTGTAAGATATATCTCGACCTTTTCCAGTCCTGACAAATCCGGCGGCTTTTAAATGCTGGTAAATCAAATCTGGTATGGTTTTGATCAATTCAACTTTTTTGGAGTAGAACACAATTTGTATTCTGTAGTCGGACAATTTAGGACTATCATCATAGAATGAACGATCGTTTGAATCTACGATGAAATATGTGATAAAAGATTCCGGAAGCGGTTCATTTTCGCCATAAGAACCCTGCAATGATACTTCATATCCCTCTGTCTTCAATGGTTCGAGCGCTTCGATCAAGACATCTCTTACGTTCATTTTTCAAGCTCCTTTAGAATATCAGACAACACTTTCTGCTGAATCTTTCTAGCTTTCGGTTTGTTCCTGGTGATCGCCGGTCGGATGAATGGTCTTGGCTTTTGCTTCGGTGTACCGTACTCAATAAATAACGCAGGTAACCCGCCTTTTTTCATGTCAAATCCAACTTTTAATGTTGCAACATTTCCTTCCCACTTAACATTTGTAGTCCGTAATGATAGTTCAGTATCTCCGGTATCATGATGCTCTTTTATTCCTGCTTGCAAATCATCATAGAAAGGCTCTGCACTTTCTTTTAGTGCTTTTTCAGCCGCTTGTTCAATGTTTCCGCCAGCTCTTTTAATTCTTTCAAGCATCTCTTCCAAACCCTTCAGATCTAGTTTCATTGAGTTTTTTCCCATTACGCACCACCGGTAACTTTACGTACTTTAAATCGCAACATTTGATTTCGTTGTTCGATGTTTTCAGGATCGCTGATGATATCCCACAAACTACCATCACTCAATAGAACAATCCGGCAGGATGCTTTGATATCTGGTCGAAACCAAGTGACTACAGTGGCGGTGTTATCGATGACCAACTTTCCGTTGACCACCGATTCATTGCCGCCATAGGTTTTGAAATTGCAATAAAGGATTGAATCTTCTGCATCTACATAACTGATATTTTTTGCGCCGCTGACATTAGTGGTCACTCTGTTTTGCAGCTTGACAACCGTTGTCATTTGTTCAGCTTCTTTTGGCCTATACATTCGTTGTCACCTTTGGAATTGCGGCTAGCTGAATCACTCGGTAATTGAAATGATCACTGAATTTTGCAGCACCACTTCCCAAGTTCCAAAGATCTGTTACACCTCGAATAATGACACCGACAGAGGCATCACTATCGATTGTGGCTTGAGATACTCCGGCATCCTTCATGAATGCTTTCACTTCATCAATGTGCAGCTGAAGCGTATCATCCTGGTATGATCCGGATACCCCCAAACCTTTCTTAACTTTGATCAATAATTCTGCCCCTGTCATGTGTTATCACCCCTTTGGATTAAGCTCCAGCTGGAGCTGCGCCTTTCTTAACAATGATTACACCCTTCGGATCAAGCAACTTGCCATCAGCAATCAGGATGCATTTGTCAACCCACTCGTTTTTATCCTCATCGAAGTAACGCTTCATGCTCATCGACAAGTTCGAGTTGACCGCATAATCAGAAGGCCGCATATAAATTGCAACAATATCGCCTTCAGCTGCAGTATCATAATCAGCAACTACATCCGGTTCAACCAACAATACTTCTCTACCGGCAAAACGTTCTTGAATTGCATCAGTGATATTGTAATTGGTACGCGCGATCGGTTGCTTATTCTCATCAACCATACCGTCAATTTGACCTTCCCAAGTCGAAGCAGACATCAGAAGAAGTCCACCGGAACGATAAGCTAGAGGAATTTTAGCAAATACTTTCTTCTTCCAGGCTGTCCAAGTAGAGAAATCTACTTCATCAACAGTAACTTTTTGACCACTTGCAACACGTGTGTCAATGGTGACACCTAAAGGTTTGCCACTGCCATCGCCTGTGACGATTGCGATATCCAATGCTTTCATCATGGCTTCAACGATAACATCACGAATCGTTTCTTCAAATGCTGGCAATGTAGTGATGCTGGCAACCAGTGAAGTTGATACTTTGCATTCCAGTCCGTAGTAGTTGAAAGAAACTGCGGTGTTGGCTTGTACCTTCTTGCGTTCAGAAGAAGCGGTTTCAGTGATCCAGGTTGCTTCCGGTTTGAGAGAAAGAATAGGGAATTGGACACCACCCTGAACATTCAATTTGCGGACACGTTGGAAGAGTTGTCCACGAACCTTCAATTCTTTGATGATTTCCTTCATGATGGTTGTCGGAATAACCTTCGATCCATCAGAAGTGGTTGTAACAGCATCAGCACGTTGTTCCCAAGCACCGGTTTGAGCAAACTTCATGAAAGCTTGGCGATATTCGATCGTATCAAACGGATCGGTGGCTTCAGAGCGAGTTTGAACCTGCGTGTTTTGCAAGTATGTCGCAACCGGATTCAGATTGTTCGGATTTGCTCTTTGCTCGGTTGCTTCGGCAGCGATTAGCATGCCACGCAGTTCAGCAAGTTCACCATTCATTTTTTCAAGTTCAGAATTAATCGAGCGAAGTTCAGTGACATCATTCGATTTAGCAGCATTGGCAGTAAGCTCGGCTTTCCGAGCTTCTTTGTCGGATATCATTTTTCTTAATTGTTCCAAAATATTCATGTTAGTTACCTCCTAAAATTTTGGTTTTTAGTCTTAATACTTCAATTTCATCTGCGTTCGCATTATCCAATGCGGCACGTGCGTTTTCCAACGCATTCAAATCGTTATCCAACGATCTCGCATCTCGTGCATTTATTTCAGTGCCATCGTAAGCTGGAAAGTTCACAGCGCTTACTTCGAACACTTTTGCGACTTTAAGAATTCTTCTGGTAGGCATTGCTGTGTCGAGATTTTCCCACTTCTGTTCTTTTACCCTGAACATCAAACTCATGCCTTTGATATCACCACGATTTACAGCTGAATAAAGTGCTTTAGATTCGTAATGGTTCTCTGTATCGACAGCTGCATCCATTACCATTCCGCCATCATCAGTTGTAATTTTCATCGTGCTGTTTCCGTTGTTCCGGCGGCTTCGTGCCAGCGGTATTTTGTCGATGTTGTGATTGATGAATAGAAGGACATCATCGAAGTCCGTTCCGTCAAATGCACCACGTTCAATCACTTCATAGAACAGTCCGGCGATATTCGTCATCTGACCATACACTGCCGGTCGACCAATAATACGCTTCTCATCATCTACAGTTTCGGCTCTGAATTCCGCTTGGAAGAAGCGATCACGAGCAATTAAGTCCACTTCTGGCAAGTTGCTATTTTTCGTTTTTGGCATTTTCGCCACCTCCTTCAACCTTTGCCTTTTGCATTTGGTATTGATTTGCAATCTTTGCATCTACATAGTTGAGCGACATCAGCCGCACATTACCATCCGGATATGGCGGATAGCCAAACATTTCAAGCAATTCGTTATTAGTCAAAGCGCCACGATTGCCGAGAATGTCAGCAATGGCCACTTTCTTGTCTGTGTTTGTAAAGAGCAGCTTATTCGGATAGAAGATTACTTCATTATTGAAATCCTTCTCACGTTCGCTGAACAAGTCTTTTGTGAATGCTTGTCCGAGCGATATGATAAGCGGCTCAAGTGTCTTTTCATAGAACGCCTGGTACTGTTCATCGGTGTAATCACCGGTTAAAATCGGAAGTGAAACACCATAATGGCGAAGTATCTTTGAATCTATGAATATCAGCGTTTCCGGATCAACCAGTTTCGGATCAGGCTTTATTGGAACGTACTCTGATTTTAAATCTGTAGGCAAAATGGAGCTTTTATTGTTGGTAATCATAGTTTCAAATCGTTCAATTTCAGACTTCATTTTATCGCCATCAAGCATGGTGTTTATCTTGAGCAAACCATGAATTTTCATAGAAAACTCAAGAGATTTAGACACCGATTCAAGCAATGAATGATTCATTTGTACTGTTTTCAATAATGCGGTTGTGTCTGGCTGACCGTTTTCATTACCACCCATAAATTCATTGACTGAATACCGGTATCGCCAGTGAATCAGCCGATCATATGGCAATGTTGACTTCATTCCGTTTTTGAACTGCATTTCAACAAACAATTTGCCGGATTGATCTTGTAGGAATTGAACTACATCCGGTTGCAGTGGATACAATGCCTTATAATTTCTGGATATCGTTCCATCCTGTTCAATCTTTGTGTCATACATCGGATAGATGAACACGTTGTAATTCAAAAATAGAAGCCATGTAATCTTTTCTAGAAAATCTCTGGTAGTCATCAGCTCATTCGGCTGTCGCTTTAGCAATTTGCTTAATGAGCTATTCACATTAATTTGCATGTCATCAGCAAATCGAACGTGTCGAGGTTGCAGCTTGCTTATTTCCGTAGCTATGCAATTAATTGCTTGCTGGACTACATCACTTGAATAGATGTTCTGACCAAATTGTGAGAATATCGGCCATGATCCATTAAGTAAATTGGCATAGCTTGAATCCGCTGGTTTTGAACTCTTTAATAAACTTTTAATTCCGTCAATCAGTCCCATGTTATCACCTCAACATTTCCAGGAACTCCGTTCGATAACGCTGCCACATTGCATATAAAATAATCTTTGTAACCGCACCATCTATTCTTCGGTTTCTTGCATCTTGAACTTTGACCGGCATCACCAGACCGAGATTGTCAATTTTCAATGCGGTGTTTCCTAAACACCAACGATCTACTTCGTTATCGTTATAGTTGACCAGTCCGGCCTTTAAATCGGCTTCCAGCAGTTTCATTGGATTGCTCATTGTCCATCGGTTTTGATCGACACGTTCGGTTTCAAATCCGTAGTTATCCATCGATGTAAGCCATGTTTTGGCAAAGCGGTTGTCATAACCGCATTTATATAGCCTAATACTGTGCTGTTTGTATAAACTGGCAAACCAATCGGCCACTTTTGATAAGTCTACTTCGTTACCTTCGGTGATCTCAACGAACCCTTTTCTTGCCCACTCTAGGTAATCTTTTTTATCATCGATGAACCCCTGTGTGACCTTTGATTCCGGAATAAAATACTTGGTGTGAATGTACTTTGTCGGATCACCTTTGCGCATCAGCAGCACCTTTGCGCAAGTCAAGTCAGTTGTTTCGGCTAAGTCGACCGCTCCGAGTGCTACTGATCCGATGAAGTCATCCAGGTTAAACTTTGAGTTGTTAACATAATCTTGCTCCATCAGCCAGGCTTCAGCGTTGTTTTGCTTTATGTTAAAATCTTTGGCAAGTACAAACATCCGATCGCCTTTATCATGCTTTGACTTATTAATCTCATCTCTCAAGTAATCCCACTTCTTGATCAAGCCAAGTGAAGGATTTGATTTGTACCAGCTGCTTTCATCCTGCCAGATTTCGGCTTCGGAATCCTGCGTATATAACCATGCAAGCACCGTATCATCTTCGATTTCACCGCCAATCACTCGGCGGACATACTGAAGCTCTTTATCCAGATATCCATCGTTGATGAATCCTTCCGTTGTGATATTGATGAATAGCGGCTCATCCTTTGTCGACTGAGATTGCTGAATCGGCTTGGCGATCGAGTTATCTTTCATTTCATGAGATTCATCCAGTATGCCAAATTCGATGTTGTAACCTTCTTTTTTCTGCGTTTTTTCGGTGAGCTTGAACACCTTCGATTTGTTTTTCTTGTTAATGATGATTTTTCGGTTCTTATGAGTGCGCTTATTGTTTTGATCAAACAGCTCACGCATATTGGCAATCTCATCAAAGATAATACCGGCCTGCGCATCGTCATTGGACGAACATACGATATCGGATCCACCATTCCCAAGCATTAATTCAGTGAATGCAAGTGCTGCGGCCAGTGTTGATTTTCCATTCTTCCGGCTGATCAGCAGAATGACTTTCTTGAATCGTCTTAATCCGGTGGATGCTTTTTTGAATGAATAGATGACTTCAATAAATGCTTTTTCCCACAATTCGAGGATGAATGGTTTTCCATGAAACGGTGATTTGCTATGCTTGCAGAACTTCTCGATGAACCGGATTCGGCGATTTGCTTCCCTGGTATCGTAGATCCATTTTGCATCATTCTTGTCGGCGATCAGCTGGCTCAATACGGTGTACAATTCTTGGCCAACAATAATCTTGCCGGTCTTGATCTCATCAAAGTAATTTTCTAGGTAAGTAATCTTGTAGTTTTTTTCTGATGTGATTGCCTGGTATTGCTCAAGATAGTTCGTCATACTCTTCCTTTTCAAACTGATCGAACTCGTCATCATCATCCACCGCATTCTTTGTCAAAACACTGTTTAATGTCTTTATTGCCAGCGAATAGGCTTGAAGAGTTTTTAAATACTGTTTTCCTACTTCGGTCGGTTTCTGTAAGTTCGGATTGTTTGGATGTATTTTCACCATGCCATGCTGCTTGATCATCTCTTTTTGCTGATCTAACTGGTCAGATAAGAAGGCGGTATGTTCAACCATTTTCTCTACCAACTGTTGCTTGGCCGGTTCGACCTTTTCAAATATCAACAATAATTTATCTAGCTCATTCAATGGCTTTGAATTTCCCATAACATCACCGCCTTTCTTGACTTTTTTGAATCAATACTTCACTTTTGGAGTATTTCCGGACACTTTTTCGGAAATCTGAATTTTTCCCTTTGCGTGCATCTGTTGACCTTTTGACAGTTCCCAAGCCGACCGGATCATTTTTGGTGTGGGGGGGATCTGTCAGGAGGACTGATCCGGTCGAAACTTGGTAAACCAATCCCTTATATAACGCTCCCATTCCGAGCGATAAGGTAATTTCTTTTCATCGTTGTACAATCGAGCAATACACTCTTGTTCTGTTGCATCAACGAAGATTAATTCAGCGCCAAGATGATTGGCCAAGCGTTCACGTTCTGTTTGCAAAGGATAACCGCCAATGATCCAGGCTTGTTGCCATTTGCCGGTTCGTGTCTTTACTTGGTCAATGATTAAATCTCTTATCTGAAACACATTTACCGCCAATTCATTTGGCTTGTCATATGCAGATAAAAGAGTGACAGCTTGATACAGTTCATCCATATCAAGCACAATATCTCTTCTTCCTTTGCTTTCCTTAACAAAGGTTGTCTTACCAGACAATGGAGCGCCATATACAATAAACACCTTCTGCGACATCCACTGACCGAAACGATCATGAATCACGTTGTGGCATCGTTGGTGTACCAGCATGACATTGTCCGGATTGAGTGATATGTTTGCATCGTTCACGTTATGAACAGTCAGTTCTTTTTTGTGATGGCCGATGCATTCAATGTCTTTTAGTATTGGTTGGTTGCAGTATTCGCAGCATAAACCTTTGACTGGATCCGCTCGTTCTATCATCAGCATGCGCCGGAAGTTAATCCATTCGTTGCTCTTATAAAAGTCTGATAGTAATCGGAACGAAGCCATTACCATTCACCCTGTTCAATGTTTAACTTCTTAAGTTCTAGCTCTTGTCGCTTAAGCTCTAACAGCTGCGGATTGTCAGCATACTTCTCAGGCGCTTTGTTCTTAAGGAGAATAAATGCCGCTGCTGTGTCCGGTGGTTGATGTTTCTTTGTTACTTCTGTATACGTTGTTTTTGTACCATCTTCATCCTTGATGTACTTTCTGGATTCCTCGTATTCGTATCCAAATGCCTTTTTTATAAGCGCATTTTCGAGTTCAAATATTAAAACTTCCTTACCCTTTTTAATGGCTACAGAAAATTCAGTGTAGTTTTTTTTGTATTCTTCCATCGTTTGATGCGATATTCCGAGGTTTTTTCCGATCTGTTTTTCAGTCAGGCCATCCCTAGCCCATCTCTCTACGAGATGTAATTTCTCTTTAACGCTTGGCCATTTACTTTTTGCCATGACTGCCTCACCTCTTCTATTCAGAAAATAACATAATCTGTAAATTAAAAAAGTACCGTACTATTCCGGTACTTTACGCTTAAATTCAACTCTGTTTTCTTTTTCAATGATAAACACTTCATAATCTGGAATTGCTTCACCATCTTCGATGTCATCAAACTGATCGCATATGGCCTTATATTCAACATCATCACCTACTGGATCAGCGTTCATTATAATCACAGTGAAGAATAATACCTGAAGATAAAACTTGTAATCAATGCGCTTGGATTTCAGCAGCTTCTGGCTGACTTTAAACTTGCCTATTCTCATCGCTGATGCCTTCGTTTTTTTGTTCTTCTTCGTAATTCTGAATCGTTTCTTTGATCATATCAATCGCAATGATCGGATCGCTCAATGATGTAAAAGCTCTGATTAGTCCAACTAATGATGCAGCTCTATTTTCCGGCTTAATATGTTTAAATGATGCCTTTATCATGTTCATTACCAATCTAGCAAGTTATTACCATACTTGCGTTTTAATTTGTTTATGTGCCTACTTACTTTTTGCTGCTTCACTATTGTTTCGTATACATACATGAGGAATTGAGGTTCGTACTCAAAACTTCCCCTTACTGTACTGCCATACGGTTCAATGCCAATATACTTAAAGAATCCATTGAAACCTTTTCTTTTATCATAACTCTTTTCAAAGTATTCTTTGACTAACTCATCAATGGTTTCCTCGTCAATATCGTACATAATGCCATTGCACGTTTGAACTGCGCAACACTTCAATTTTTCATGAACTTCATTTTCAAGTTTGTTTTTTTCGTATTCCTTTTTGCATTCGCAACATAGTAAGAGCTTATTATCAACATTCTTCAAGATTGACCACTTGCCACAATGGTCACATGGCAGCGTTCCTTTGTTCTTGATGTGATTCATCAGTTCCACCTTCTTTCTCTTTCCAGTGATCACAATAATTCGAGAACATCCAGGCTGTAAATCTGATATGTATGTTGCAGAATCCGTTGTCATTAAATCTGCAATTGTCGCAGTGCTTATTCACTTTTCAAGTCCATTCTCATGTTTACAAGCCATTCATCCTTCATGCTCTTTTCCAGCTGCCGGCCGATTTCATCCTTTTGCAAATCTGTGACTATATGATCCGCTTCCAGTCCTTTGATTACAAACTCTTTGACCATATCTCTTGTCACCAGAACCATCTTATCTTTCATGTTCGAACGCCTTTCCGCCAATTAGCCATATTTTCATATTTTCATAACTATCGAATTCTTCTACCCATGCTTCACCCATTGAATTATCGATACCGATATATCTATTATTTTCTTTGATCCAGAATAAGCCTTCAGGCGATCTGCTCTCAATGAGCTGGCTTGCAAGCCTTTTATCTACCTCAATAATTTCTTGTTCTACCTCGACGATTTCCACCACCGGCGGTTCCGGTTCTCGGTTCATGCTTCGTTCTGGTGTGAAGCCATCCGGATATCTTTTTAGCAGCTTTTCGATGTTTTGATCTGCAACCTTATCAAGCGTTGTTCTCAAACCGGTTGCAATCATTGCGCAATAGAATAATACATCACCTAATTCTTCGATCATTTTTTCTCGGTTCATCGGATGTCCTTGATACTTAAACTTTTTATACAGATCTGCGATTTCACCGCCTTCACCGAATAGACCGATGACTCCGTTCTCGATTCTTGTTTCGTTCAGCTGCGGCGGAAATGTCCGCATAGATTTGAATTGATAATCTTTCATGTTCATAGTTTTGGTTCCTTTACGATGTGTTTTGCCAGGCGATCACGCACCTCTGGATGCGCTGCACATTCTTTATAACTTTCGAAGCAGTTGCCACTTTGCATGTTTGTTAGATCCGTTGTGAAGTTGCTGTGTACTGTGCGGCTGATGTACCAGTCACCATCTTCATATAACCATTGCCAATATTGCTGCATGAATTCCGGCTTTATCATTTATTCCACCTCCCTTTGATTTCAAGCATGTAGTGATCGGATTCTGTATCGGTCATGTTGCAATCACATCCGGCTGCGGCTAACTGATCCAGCAATTCATCTTCTCGATGCGCACAATGTTTCTTCATGACTATTGTGTTGTGATGTTCTTTTAAGTTTTTGACCATGTAATCAAGCACCAGGTTTGGCCGCTTATTGCGATCAACCTTCGAGTTCTCTTCTTTTATCCGTTTCATTGCTTGTTTGATGTATAACCACTTCCGATCGGTAATCGCCCAAGTGCCGGACAAGTAGTTTCTGATACCTTCCTCGGTGATATCCGAATACACCGCAAGCTTATGAATTGGTACTTTGTATCTTTTGATGAAGTCATCAAGCAGGATCTGATACTTCTTTCCGTTGACTATATTTTCAGCTTCATACTTCTTCATGGCTGCTTGCATGATCTTCCACATTTTATCGGTGATTCTGGATCCGCCTTTCCGGTATGCATACATGTTTTGTTCAGCTAAATTACACAGGTTGGCAAATTCTCTGCTTTTGACTTCGTAACGTTCCAAGAATGAATTCAGCTCGTTTTTTCGTTTTATACCAGCTTCAATCTCTTCATTTTTTAATGCCATTTTTAACCTCTTTTCTATGAATACATAGTGATAAATAACCCTTAAATTATATTACATGTCCGGAACGTGCCAGAAACCCTATTGAACAGTGGATTTTCAGCACGTTTCCGGAAGGCAATACTTTTTGATATTTTCGACCTTAATTTTTTTGCTCAATATTGATATTTATGATCAGTTGAACGTCTGGTAAATCACCAAACATTTCATACGCATCTCGAGCATCGAATATCGTTTTTCCGTTAACAGTCACTTGATGAAGCGGACTTGATTCTAACGTTTCAGATAAAGGAGCTGCAATCGGTTCTGATCGCTTTTTTAATTCTTCTTTCAGCAACTTGATCGTCTCTCGATAATTCTCAATTTCTTCTGCTAATCGAACAATTGATTTTGGATCATGCTCGAAACCGAATGTTTTATCAAGTCGCATTTTCGTGTCTGCATATATTTCCCAATCTTTTTTGTTAATTCCATCAGACATAGTTGTTACCTTTCTATCGGATTTCGACCGGATGGATCTTCATATCATTTCTATCCAAACTGATTCCGGCAGGAATCAATCCATAGATCGCTTTCAGGTTATTAATTGCTTCTTCTTCAGTATCAAATACCGCTAGGATCACACCTTTGGTCGATGTGTATCCAACCAGAGCGTATTCGTTTTGTAAGTCCTCTTCACCGACTTTTAGCGCCGGTATAACTGCTTTGAACTCTACTACGATCAGCTCGTAATCACCCAAGATAGAGCTGTTGGTGTTTTTAATAATCATGTTTGTTACCTCGCTTTCGCTTTCATGTCATCCGGAAGTTCTTGCATCATTTCACGATCGGAATCTCTTCCGGATATGGCCATTAGTGCCGCTAGGAAGAATCCGAAGATTGCACCGAGCATCGTTGCTCCGATGTGTGTCAGTATCGCTTCCATATCGCTACGCTCTGCGCTGTTTGCGCTTCCTTTGGTTACTTATTCGCTTTGCCATGCAATAGCGCACAAACTCGTTGTAACCCTGGCCAGCTGGCCGGATGAATGGTGACAGCTCAATTTCTGCTTTTGGCTGCGTTGTTGCAAATGCTTTAATCAAATCTTTAATTTTCATTTTGCTACCTTTCTTTATGCTGCGGCCAATAGTTCGACCGTTGCGCCTTTCTTTTGATTTCTCTTCTTCAGCCACTTCTGCCATTCTTCAGTGAACTCTTTGATTTCTGCCGGTGCATCATCGTTATCATTTCCTCTGCATTGGATGATTCGATCGCCGGAGTATTCAATCGTAAAGAATGGTTTTTCCATATCATCCGTTTTTCTGATAAACAGTATTGTTCTTTTGCCTGCCTTCACTTGATCGATGTATGATCCTACACAATGGTTCAGCTTCATACCTTCAAATAGGATTTCTTCAAGTTTCATCGGTACAACGATTGCCAGATGCTGATTGCGATATTTGAATTTCTTCAGCTGATCCAACCGCTTCTTGTATTCCTGGTTGTCTAATTCATGTTTAATTGCGTTGAATTTCTTAACTGCATCATCATGTGCTTTTATCAGATCTTTAGGAAATGCCATTTGCTCGGTGAATTCACTATTATAGATTTTGGCGGTCATATCCAAGTAGTCAAAGTAATGCATTTTCCCTGTACCGCATGTACCAACGATCTCATCCAAATAGCGCTTTATTTTTGAAATGGTCATTCCTGTGATTTTGGCTATTTTGATTAAATCAGCAGCTTCAACTGTATCTTTGATTGACTTTACTAACTCCAAGTCATATGCCAACTTGTTTTTTGTGAAATAATGTATTGCGGCGAAGTGCGCATATCCAGCATCAATTTTAATTAACTGTGACCGATACTTTTTTATGATCGATGGTCGGAATATACGCATGTCGATTGTTCCACCAGTTGATGCCAGGACATCTCTCCACAACTTTTTTAAACCAGCTTTGTATAATAGCTCGATCCAAGGATATTTGGCGGCAAATGCCAAGTAGTTAAATACCCAGTATGAAGGTACTCCATATCCGCTAATTTTTCTTTCACTTTCATTGTCAATATAATTTCCAATTGTGGTGTATCGAAGTTCTGTGTCTTTTAGCCACTCATCCATTCTTAATGGATACAATTCAATTTTTCTTCTTGGTGTTTTACCCATGTATGAATCCATGTAGTAGCCAAACTGCCATTCTTTTGGATTCGGATAGTATCCTTTTCTGATGATGTTCGTATGGCCATTCATAATGGTTTTCCGCTCGACTTCTTCATACCATGTTTCAAATTGCAATGATTGTCTGTTAATTTTTTGTGTAGCAATGAACCATCTTTCGACTATACGATCCGACAGCTTTTGAAGTTTAATTACCCAGAACTCTTTGTTCAATTTTTCGTAGTTTGTATTGCTTCTTATGATTTTCGGATTAAGTTCAACATGACATTTTGGGCAGTGGTAGTAATCATCTAAAGCGACACAACCGCAATTTGAACAGATGTACTCTTTACCGGTCCGGAACATATAATGCTTGGCATGATTTCGGATCAGTTCTGTCATGTCAAATTCAAGTGGAATTTCAATTCCGAGCTGCTCAATCGTTGTCTGATTCTTCATCTTCGCCATCTTCTTCATCGGATGCATCCGGTTCATCGATAAAATCAAATATTGATATTAAATCATCGCTTTTCGGTTTTGCCTTCTTTTCGACTTTCTTCGGCTTTTCAACTTCTTTACTTTGTTCGGCATCCACTGGTTGATTCTTTTGCTCTTTGCCTTTGGATTGAACCGAGTACAGTTGACTTGCTTTCACTTCTTTTAAGTCGCTCAAGAAATACTCGCGAACGATTGCATATCCTTCATCGTCAGAACAACCTGCGTATGAAACATTGTTTCCTATCTTCACTGATTCTTTTGCGAGCTTATCGAAAAAGTAGTGAACAGCGCTTTTGATACTTTTACCTTCAATGACTACAGCTTGCATTAATTCAATGTCATTAACCTGATCACATAGCCAGTTATGAATTTTATCTTCAAGTGGCGAGTGTTCATTTTTCATTTCTTCATTCATTTTCTCGAAGAAGTGATTTATTAAGTTTTCCATGTATTTACCTTTCTTTTGTTATCGTATCGATATTAAAATGGTTTGATCAGCCGCTCATATGCAGCTCGTAAAGTGATTTCGTTTGTGAGCTTGTTCAACCAGGCATAATATGTTGTTCTTTCGATTCCCAGAAGGTACAAGATGTTTGTTTCCTTCTGCTTCATTTCGTACTTCAGCCGGATCATTTCACCGATGTTTGTTCCGGCATATTTTTTTTTAATATCGGAAATTATCTTGATCCATTTCTTATCATCCGTATTCTTGCTGTTGACGAGTTTATCGAAGTTGTACCAGTAATAATCAACTTCTTTGCGAAACTTTCTCATAGCTTGCTCCCTTTCATTCTCATGTTTTTGCCGCTATCTTTTGTAATGGCCAAGTAGTATCCTTTTGACCTTTGGTATATTCTCGATCCGATCGCTTCATCAATGTCCAGCAGTTCGTTGATACTTAACTCAGAACTAATAATTGTGATCAAATCTTTATTGATGTACCGGTGGTTTAATATTTCAAATGCTAGGTTGATGTCAGCTGCAGTTGGTTGCTTTCCTCTTTCTGTTTTGAAGAAGTCATCAATGTACAGCACTTTAACATTCTTGAACCGTTTGATTTCTTCAGCATATTCGTATCCTTCAGCCATGATCGATTTTTTCAAACTCACGCTATCATCTCGCCATCGCATATAAAGTGCTTCATTTCCTCGCATCATCAGCTCCTTTACAATGGCGGTGCAAATATGTGATTTTCCACTTCCGACTTGTCCGCCAATAAAGAACCAATTACCGATTAAGTCATCTACATATCGCAATGCCGAATCTTTGATCTGCTTTTGCCATGCCTGGCTGGTTGTGTAATTTTCGAAGGTGTATTCATCCAACAGTTTTTCAAGTCCACTCTTCCGGATGATTGCCATGCTTCTTCTTGATGGCATACATTCACATTCTTTCAGAGCTTCATATCCGCTGTTATCAATGATCATGATGTATCCTTTGTTTTTACACTTCCGGCAATCATGGCCGGTCATTTCACCTTCGACATCATTCCAGTGCTGGCATCTCGTTTCGCTATATGATGATTCCTTCGATATCCCATTCTGGTTTATTGCTCTTTTCAACAGGTTTTGAATTGGTTGCACCTTTTTCACCTCGTTTCATTTGGATTACCAGTGTTGGAAACTGTTTGCGCAGTTTGGCGGTTGATAGGATATTGCTCTTCCAGAAATCATTGGTTGACGCAAATCTGATCACTTCTTCAATTTCTTTTACTGTTCTTTTATCAATTCGGATGATCTTATCGATATGATCCGCCCATTTTGACAAATCCGGTTTTTTGAACTTATCATCGTTTTTTACAATTGATTGATAAAGAAGTTCTGCCAGTTTAAATTCAATCGTTTCATTGCTAAATGAAACATTATTATCTTTTTCTTTACCTATACTATCCTTACCTAACCTTACCTGTGTCGACGTTCCGTCGACGATACGGTGACGGATTGTAGACGAAAGCTTATAAGCGTTATTTTCATCAAACTCCAACTGTGCTTTCTCGTCTTTATATTTTGTTTCGCTGTAGGTGTCCTTTCTAATGTAGTTGTGGATTTTCCAGTGTTTTATAACCACTACACCGCTTTCAAATGGTATTAAGAACTTTTTTGCAATTAGTAAATTGATGTCATCATCTTTACTTCCAATCATCCTCATTATTGTTTTAGGTTTGTTTATAAACCCGTCATCGTCAGCTCTCATGGATAAGTGGAAGTACAACAATTGTGTTGTTGCAGGCATATCAAGAAATGCATCTGAATCTATGATTGTTTTTGCAAACATTCTTCGCTCAGCCATCTTTTGTCACTCACTTATATAGAAGATGTTAAGTAGTTCTTGATAATCTTCTCTATCCTCAAATTCTTCACTTAAATGTGTCGCAATGACGTAACCAACACTGTTTATCAATGCAAACGATCCATCATGTGGCCTATATTGAATCCTTCGCTCTGGTCTGCAAAATAAAATCCAATCACTTCCATCGTTATATGCCTTTTGACTTTTTGAAGGAATAAAATAACCCTGTTCTAACATTAATTTTTTTACTTCTTCAAGTGGTCTTACTGATTTAAAAGTCCTCATTTTTTAACTCCTTTGATTTTCATTTTTTCAAGCTTTTTACGCTTCTCTTCGTTTGTCGATCGTGTGTAGATCCTGGTTGTTTCTAGTGAACTATGACCGAGAATGTCGGCCAGTTCCAGCGCATTATTGTACTCGGCCATAAATTCCTTTGCGAATAAGTGCCTAAAGCTGTGAGCGTGTACCTTCTCTTTATTCACCCTAGATGCACCGGCTATCTTTTTCATCTTTCGCCATATAGCCACATCGCCAAGATTGAATATCCGGCCAGATTTGATATTGTGATCTCGGCAGTACTTGCGCAGCTCTCTTGCCAATTCTTGCGTTAGTATAATATCTCTGTCTTTGCCTTTGTTCCTCACATGAATGTAGAATGATTTAATCCCTTCGACTGTAAAGAACTTCAACTCGCTTATTCGGATGCCAGTTGTGGCGATAATCTTCATGATCATGAAGATATCTACATAGCCAAGCTTCTTGGCAAATCGCAGCAGTCGCTTATAATCACTAAAACTGATAATGTCATCGATGCTATTCCTTTGCTGCATCTTTAACTTCTTAACTTTTAGATTTTCTTGACCACACCATTTCAGGAACTTATTCAATGCCACAATGTAGGAATTAATGCTTCTAGGCTTATACTGGCCGGAGCTGATAAACTTCTTATATTCCAAAACATCATCTTTGCTAATTGGATTATCGTGCTGAACAAACTCTATGAACTTAATCACATCAGCTCGATACTTCATAAGAGTTCTTTCTGCTTTTTCTTGATATTTAAGTTCGATGATAAACTCATCAAGAAGTGCTGGGATATCTGATTTCTTCATAATAATCAACACCACACGATCTCAAGAATAATCGGAATAACACTTTAGACAAAACTTCTTTATCGATTGAAATATGGTCGATATTGCTTGTCACTTTTCGATCGCCGATATTGCATCTTTGTTTTTTCGTTTTTTTCATTTAGTCAATCCCTTCAATGACTGGAATAATTCCATCCTCTTTAAGTAAGTTGTATAAAAATAGCCTTCCTTTCATAGTCCAGTAAGTCTGCATGACCACCTTCTCGCTGCCTGGTACATCTTCAATGACTATTGTCTTGCTGGAAGTAAAACCTTTGTCATGATATTCAGAATAAAGAAGCCATTGATCACCAAGCTTGTATTGGATTTTTTTATCGTGAAGCAATCGATTCATTGCAACTCCAGACATTCCGTAATCTTTCGCAATTTGAGTGATTGTAACAAGTGATCTCGATTTCAGAATTCTATCCAGATAATCAGCCTTTGGCTTTAATTCACCGATGACTTGATCTTTCATAGCCAACTCCTTCTTCGATTCGGCAAGTGCCGAAATTATTCCAATGATGTAATTAGGATCAGATAGCGTTTTTTCCAGTACATCTGGAGTAAGATAAGCGCCATGCTTGCGGAGTGTTGGAAGAACTTCATCGAATACCCAACGTTCGAATTTTTCTGCACTCGGAAGTTTCGATCTTACAATTAACCTGAACAAATCGCCTTCTGGAATAAAATTTATTTCTTGCTGACGACCTAACGAATCGTTAGTTCGTATTTGTTTAACACTTTTACAATGGTCTTGAATTGCTTTATGCGGATTCGTATATCCTAACATTCTTGCAACATCAGTAGCTTGAAAGTATTCCTTACCGTTGCTGATTGTTACTCCTAAATTACCAAACTCGATATTTTGAAACACTTGAAGTTCTTGCATATTGGTTCCTTTCTTTGATAGATGACCGGAGTTGAAGTCCGATCACTCTTTCCTAACGATCATGTTTGCCGCTTAATGCTATATAACCAAAAACTACTGCTAGACTTATTGGTAGGAACAGGTGGTTTAATGCCGTTGCGCCCTCTAACATGAAACCGGCAATTAATGAGATGATTGTTGAAATCCATATCATTAATGGTGTCGGTGTGTATAATTTTTTACCCAGTCGAATCATTTCTTGTCCTCTTTAAGCGATTTGATTCGCTTTTAGCGATATTCCTACCAAAAAAAATGTATGATATGTCAATTTCGTAAAAATCTGCTAACTTCGCTGCCAAATCATGATCTGGAACAGTTGTTCCGTTTTCCCAATTCAATATTGTTCTTTTTGTGACTCCCAAATGTTGAGCAGCATCCTTAAGATTTTTGTGTGCGTTTACTCTAGCTGCTTTTAGTGTAATGGTAAATGTTGCCATATTAACCCTCCTTGATTAAATTATATCGCTTAAAGCGATACTGTCAACTTTAAAGTGAATAATATTTTAATAATGTGCTTTTTATTTCGCTTAAAGGAATATATAATATATTTAAGGTGGTGATAACGCATGATTGAAAACAGAGATGTTTTTTCTAGAAACTTAGGTAAATATATGAGAATTAATAATAAGACACAAATGGATATTGCTCATGATTTACAAGTTGGCCAAGCGACAGTGTCTGATTGGGTTAATGGAAGAAAATATCCTAGAATTGATCGGCTTCAGCAGATTGCTGATTATTTTGGAGTTTACAAATCAGAACTTACTGAAGATAAAAGTTTTTTTAGAAATTCGACCGGAATTAAGATCCCTGTGTTAGGTGAAGTGCCTTGTGGCGTTCCAATAAGTGCTATAGAAAATATTATAGATTTTGAAGAAATCTCCGCTGAGATGTCGAAAAAAGGCGAGTTCTTTGGTTTGAAAGCTAAGGGAGATTCTATGAATCCTCGTATTGAGGATGGTGATACACTAATCATAAAACAGCAATCTTCAGTCGATAGCGGTAGTATTGCTATTGTAAAGGTAAACGGAGACGAAGCAACTTGCAAAAAAGTATTAATACAAGATGATGGCATTACGTTGATTCCTCTCAATCCTCTATTTAATAAGACATTTTATAATAAAGATCAGATGTCTTTATTGCCTATTACAATTGTTGGAAAAGTGGTTGAAATAAGGAGGGCTCTATGAAAACCATTTCAAAAATAATGATTATACTTTTCAGATTATTTTACTTTCTGATTGTTGTTAGTCTCTTGATAGCAGGTGAGTTCTTTCTTGCATTTCTTTTTGTGTTTCTTTTTGCTATTGTGAGTATATTGATTAAACAAAAAAATAAATCAAAATCAAGGATTAAAAGTACTGTAGCAAATGAAATTGATGGAAGTAAAATCAATTACAGGTACAATTTATTCTTCCCTAAGCGACTTACTTTCCAAAAATATATGGATTTTTTCCCTGATGAATATGTCGTTCTTGATTTTGAAACCACAGGTTTTGAACCAGTGAAAAGTAGGATTATTGAAGTTTCATTAATTAAAGTCAAAAACTCTTTAATTGTTGAAGAGTTTTCAACATTAGTTAACCCAGAAGTAAGGATTTCTAATGAGATTATCTCTATTACTGGAATAACAAATGAAATGATAGCTGAAGCACCCAAAATCTATGAAGTAATTCAGAAGGTTGTAACTATGATAGGGGAATCACCGTTAGTTGCTCACAATGCAGAATTTGATTTGAAGTTCTTAGTTTCTGCAATAAATGGGTTGACAGATGATTTTGAACTAAATTTCCCGGTAATTGATACAGTTGATTACGCTCGTCAGTATTACCCAAACCTTAATAATCATAAACTCGAAACTATAAAAAAATACTTAGGTTTAGATTACTCTTCGCATAGATCACTTCATGATTGCTACACTACACATAAATTACTTGAATCTTGTAAAGAAATTTACATTAACACTAAGGAACTCAAGGAATATGGTAGGAATCAACTGATGAACTCGTTTAGTGATGAAGAAAAACAATTTTACGATAGACTTATGTTGCAACTAGAAGAGAATAAAATAGTTGATGAAATAGAAATTAGACGTATGTCGAATGGCACTTTGAATTTTGAGATTAACAAGATGCAATTTGGAAGAGTTAAGCTTAGAGGAAAAAAACAGATTCAAGTTTTAACAAAGGAAAGTGTTCACTGGATCGATATAACTGAGTTAAGTGAGGCTTTTATCCATATGAAATATTGGATACTTTATATTAAAACTTTGCTACGAGATTCTTAATATGAAAGTTGCAGTATATGCTCGTTTTTCTAGCGATAACCAGCGACAGGAATCCATCGATGCGCAAATAAGAGCGATCAAACTTTATTGTGATAAGAACGGATTTGACATTGTCCGGATCTATCAGGATGAAGCCATGAGTGCCACAACTGATAAAAGAGAGCAGTTTATTCAAATGATAAAAGATTCAAAGCTCGGGATATTTCAGGCAGTAATCGTTCACAAGCTGGATCGATTCGCACGCAATCGATATGATAGCGCTTTTTATAAACGTGAGCTGAAACAAAATGGCGTGCGGATTGTATCAGTTCTTGAGCAACTGGATGATAGTCCAGAATCAGTTATCCTAGAATCAGTCTTGGAAGGCATGGCTGAGTACTATTCTATGAATTTAGCACGTGAAGTTCGTAAAGGGATGAACGAGAACGCTCTCAAAGCGCTACACAATGGCGGTGTGCCTCCTTTAGGCTTTGATGTTGGTGTGGATCAGATTTATACATTAAACCCTGCAGAAGCGCAATCTGTGCGTATTATCTTTGAAATGTATGCAAATGGTTATGGTTATGGTGCAATAGCTAAATCGTTAAATGAACAGGGATTCAAGACTAAATTAAATAAAACATTCGGAAAGAACAGTATTTTTGATATATTGCGAAATGAGAAATATATCGGCACTTATGTTTTTAATAAACGTATGTCTAAAAAGACCGGCAATCGAGTTTTTAAAAAGGATAACGAAATAACAAAAATTGAAGGAGCATTACCGAAGATCATATCAGATGAACTATGGAATTCCGTTCAGATAAAGCTGAGTGAAAACAGTAAACCACGCAAGAATGCCACTCGTGTATATTTGCTTACCGGAAGGCTCTTCTGTGGATCTTGCGGATCCGCATATGTCGGTGGTTCATATGTGCTTGGAAGAGATAGAGAAACAAAGTATTTTAACTATGCCTGTAACTCCAGCCAGCGAAAAACAGGATGCACAAATAAACGGATTCGAGCTGATTTACTTGAAAATTACGTTCTGGATATGATAAAAAATGAAATTTTAGGCAACGAGCAAATAGAAGAACTAGCCAATATGATTTTGAACATTGCTGATAAGGCTATTTTCATCAATAAGGATTTGATCAAGGATTTAACGAAAAAAAGAGACTTGTTAAAGTCTCAAGTTACTAAACTATTTGATTTGTATTTGGAAGGAAATATTTCAAAAGAAACTATCGTTGAAAAAACAAACTCAATGAAGGAACAGATTGACCATTACGAATCAAGATTAAAACAAATTAATGTTGATGCTTTTGAAAACTTGAAAATTGAGAAGATCAAATTTTTCATGTATGATTTGCGAGACAAACTAAACGACGCTGATGATAACGTTAAAAGAGAAATCATTGAAGCTTTAGTAGACAAAATCCTCATCTATGACGATGAAGTCAAAATTGATTTCAAACTTGATCCGCTAGCCAAGAATAGAAAAATCACTTCCACTGGAAAGGAAGTGACAAGAGATAAGGTTGGTGGAGGTGAGGAGAATTGAACTCCTGTCCAAGAAGTGTCCCACATTCAGAGGTCTACAGTTTATTCTATTTGCTTTTGATCAACCCTTAAGAAATAGACAAACAAGCGTTGATTTGCTCACTGGATTGTCGATGCAGCCTCGCTGAGCGAACTACTCTGCACTTACCCATCGTTTCTGACGTCAGGGTATGGCCCAATGGGAAAGCCGTACCGGACGCGCTGATAGCTTGTTAGTTGCTAATTAAGCAGCGAAAGAAAGTCTGTTTCCAGTTATTTTTTTAGCCTTTAGGTAGCCACACCACTGCACCCTGAATCAAACGAAATCCTGTCGAAACCAAGACACCCCCGTTTGCAAATGAATTATACAACGAAAGCACAGAAATGACAAGGATGTGCCCCATGTCATTAATTGAGATTTATTACACAACGGTGTATAATGTACTCATATCAATACCAGGAGGTACACATATGGAATGGTTTTTTGGCTTATTAGCCATAGTCGTCGTCATCGGCCTTTGGCTTATGTCGGCATACAACGGATTTATTGCCTGGCGCAATAAAGTAGACGAAGCATTCTCCACCATGGATGTATATTTGGTCAAACGCTATGACTTGATCCCCAATTTGGTCGAAACTGTCAAAGGTTATGCCAAACACGAAAGCGAAACGCTTGAACGTGTCATTTCTGCCCGTAACAAAGCAGTTAATGCCTCAAATGTCGAAGACAAAGCCAAGGCTGAAGGTGAATTTGCCGGTGTCTTAGGTCGTTTATTTGCACTTGCGGAAGCCTATCCGGATTTAAAAGCAAATACTCAATTCTTGGATTTGCAGGCACAGTTAAAAGTATTGGAAGAAGACATTGCCAATGCCCGTAAGTTCTACAATGGTACGACCCGTCAGTACAACACGATGGTCGAATCATTCCCTAACAATATCGTAGCTAACTTATTCAAATTTATCAAACGTCCGTTGTTTGAAGTAGAAGATGCTACCCAACGTCAAAACGTTAAAGTACAATTCTGAGTCAAAAGGGACATAAGTCCCTTTTTTTAACCAAGGAGGTAGCGGATGAAAAAACTTTTCTTGCTTCTTTTCGTTTCAATTTTCCTTTTATTTAACTCTGCCCTGTCTGTAAATGCTTATGACCGATTCACCAATCACAGTGTTGAAATGGTCGTTGAGGAAGATGGGATTTATAAAATGACCCATGTCATCGATGTTTTCTTTGATACGCCTTCCCAAGGAATCTATGCCCTGTGTTTACCGTTTTCCGGTTTCTGACATCAGTGTACTCAATGAAGAATCTTTGATTGAGAGCAGTTATGAAGGTGTGAGCATACGTATCGGAACCGAAGGTGAGTACTTTACCGGAGCCAAACGCTTCACCTATTCGTACACGATCAAAACGCGGGATTTGGGTCTGGACAGAAAACAATTGTTCTACTTCAACCTGATCGGTGATGGATGGCAACTTCCCATGGAACGAGTCGAGTTCAAGATCTTGTTTCCAAAGGATGTGACTTCTTTTACTAAAGAGTTTTACTCCGGGGACTATGGTTCATCTGTCAGTGAAGGCGTTGATTATACAGTAGAAGGAAACATGATTTTCGGAACTGTGGAATCCGGTCTTGGACCCTATGAAGCGCTGACGATTTGGATGCCGGTATCGGATGATTTCTTCAGCTTCCCGATACCTTTCGATTATACAATCCTTTCGACGGCATATGCCGTTATATTTGCTGTGTTTGTTGCACTACTGTACCTGCGATTCGGCAAGGATGATTTGCTTGTAAAAACAGTAGAATTCAATCCGCCCGCCGGTTATTCCAGTGCACAAGTCGGATATATTTTTGATGGTGCTGTGGATAACAAGGATGTTGTCTCATTGATTATCGAGTGGGCTGCTCAAGGTTATCTGACTA